GCCCATTGCGGACGCGAACGCCGTGGCGATGCCGGTCTCAGCAAGTGCGCGGTTCACGGCGTCGTCGTGATTCAAACCTTCCGAGCGAGCCTTCTGGTAGGCGGGCGCGACCGTCTGTAGAGCGGACCCAAGGCCGAAGCCTGCCGCGCCGCCGGCCAGCGTGCCCCAAGGACCGGCCTCACTGCCAAGCGCAGAGCCGACCATCCCGGTTGCGAGCGCGGGCGAACTCGATGCCGCGCCGTGCGCGATGTGCGCGCCCCACCACCGAGGGTCTGTCCATCCTTGCGAGATGGGCTGGTTGAGGAGTTGCGAAACCTCGTCCTGGCCTTGTTCTTCTTGCGGACGGTCCTCGAAGGGCGTGAAGCCTTGTGCGGTGGACGTCAGTCCTTCTCGTAATCCACGCAGTCCGGCGCCCTTGATCGCGCCCCATGTTCCGATCGGTTCTTTTGGTGTGGGAGTTCCAAACGGATTCGGAACAGTCTGCTTACCGCTCGCCGGGGATGTCGCCGCTGGTACAAGGGCATCGAAAGGATTCTGGCTCGACTGCGCATCGGGCGCGGAAGACGGAGCGCTGCTCTGCGGAACAAGCGCTTCGAAGGGGTTCTCGCTGTCAAGCATTATTGACCTGCCGCCGCAACAATAGCCTGATGGGCTTGATCGGCTGGAATCCCATAGCTTTTAAGCATGGCCTCGGTCTTCGCAGGATCGGCTCCGCGCTTCACGGCGCTCTGTGCATCAGCAATGGCGGCGGCAGGGTTCTGCTTGTAGCGCTGAGCATGATCGACTGGTGCGGGGGCTGCGCTCTGGGTTGGTGCGGGCTGTTGGGCTGGGGCAGCTTGTTGAGGCGCAGCCGCAGCCTGAGATCCATGGCGAAGCGCCTCAGACCAGAACTTCGTGCGTTCCTCGATGTAGGGCTTGTATTTCTGGCCCATGACGCCTTCGGTCGCCGCATCTTTCTGCGCAAGTTGTGCTGCCGCCTTCTGGACATCGGTATCGCTCATGGATTTATGCCCAGAGGCGTATTCCAAAGCCCCTTGCTCGTCGCCCTTATGGACCGCAAGGTATGCCTGCCGCTTGACCTCATACACGCCGCCAGCATGACCACCACCCATCGCAGAACCAGCGCCGCGTGGGAACATGGGCTGATTGGCATGGAAGATGGCATTGCCGTCCTTGTCCGTGCTGTACGATCCCATGACCTGTTGGCCGGTCGCCGGATCAATCCCATATCCAGGGGTGAACCTGTTCTTCGGAAGGTTCTCCTCGACCTGATTATGGCGCGAGGTCTCCGCCATCTTGGCGAGTTCCATCTGTAGCGTCTGCGCGTCGTGCTGGGCCTGTCTCGCAGCGGCCTTTTGTTTCACGTCGAGTTCTTGGATGTGCTCAAGCCCTTCAGGGAGCTTGTTCGCCCCATAGGCTGAAACCAGCGTTGCCGCCCGCATGAGCCTATTGCGGGAGTCGTCCGACATATTGAAGGGGTTCACGCCGAACAGGCTTTGGAACAGTCCTGCGTCATGCTGCGGGTTTTGGCTCTGTCCGCCGAGGAATCCTCGGATATGGTCCGCAATCCCGCCAATGGTGTGAGAGACGCCTTCGCCGGCGGATTGAATGCCTCCGCCGATGGTGTTGATGCCCGACTTGATGCCGCCGACCGCGCCGTTAACGAAATCCTCGATCTGAGGAACGCCACGGCCATATTGAGCGCTGCGGGCGTCCTCAAACTGCCGTGCTGGCCGAAGGTAGCCGGACACAAAGGCTTGAGCCGCGTCTTCTGGCGTCCCTTCGTTCATCGCCTTCCAGACAGCCGGATAGTTCTGCTGAAGGTTCTGTGCGAGGAAGCGAGTTTGAAGCTGCGGATCATCCCACTTTCCGTTCGGAGCATTCTGCTTAAGCCACGAGACGTAATGGTTCCATTCCGCGCCGCCCTCTTGAAAAAGCCCGTGGGCATAGTGGGCCTCTCCGCCCCATTTCGGCTGATCGGGATGGCGCAAACCTGGATCGAAGCCAGACTCATCCTTGACGTTAGCGAGAAGACCTCTGATCGCGTTGTCCGACATGCCATTGGCCCGTGCCTCTTGGACAACGGACTGAACGACGCCGCGCTTTCCACCCATGACGGGGGGGCGGACGTCGGTCGGCTGTGTAACGGCATCAGCGGGAGCAGGAACGGTGGAGAGAGGTGCGGGGGTCGGAATTGGCTGCGCCAAGGTAGGAGAACCGCCCTGAACCTGCGAAATATCCGCGTCCGTGTTTCCTTTGATGACTGTTCCTGGAGGCGGCTGATCGGTGGTCATGCCTTCCATGCCCTTACGGACAGTATCAGCGCGGGCGGCTGCATCCTGCGCGATCGACGGCGGGATAACAGGTTGTCCCAAGTTTGCCGGACGGCGCGCCGGAAGTGGTGTGTTGTCGGGTGTGAGTTGCGGTGCAGCCGACAGGTTTGGCTTCGCCTCTGGCTTCACGCCGAAAGCGCCAGCCCAATCCGCAGTCGGAGACTCCGCAATCGGCATTTCCCCTTTGGGCTTGCGAGGGGCATCCGGGATGGCTGGTCCCCACTTTGCGCCGGGGTATTCTGTGGGATCGGGGTTGAGAAGTTGGCGTAATTTCTCCAAGGGGTCGAGAGGATGGAAATCGCGGATCGCTCGCGCCAAATAGCCGCCTTCTGGGGCCTCTGATGGTGCGGCGGGTGTGGATGGCGCAGGCGAAGCGCCTTCGACGCTCGTTTGCCATGGCGTATTTGCGGAAGGCGCGACCGGAGTTGGAGTTGAAGCGGGGGCGCTCGACAAATTGCTGGCGTCAGAACGGAACACTGGCCCGCGCAACGCTTCAGCCGGAAGTGGATTCATAAAACCGCTGGCAGCAACGTCGCGCCCTGCGTCTTCGTCAACGTGAGGGGTAGAAGCCGCAGCAGAGGGTTGAGCGGCCTTATCCGCAGCAAGCGCCGAAAGCTTGTCTTTGAGCGCTGAATTTTCATTGGCGAGCATCCGCAGAATGTCTTGCGGTGTTGCGGGGGCAGGAGCCTCGTCGGGAAAGCGCCGATGTTCTGGCGTTCCGAGAGACACCGGCCCTTGAGGGTCGGCATAAACCGCCGGGGGATAGACGTTCCCTTGTGCATTTTGATACGCGCTCAAGAGGGAGGGGGCGGTCTCATCCTTGGAGATTCCGCCTGACGGGAAGGATTGCTTGGCAAGCGCACGATCCAGGAACGAGGACGAGATCGAACTTGGCTTGAGCAACGCGCTATCGCCATCCTTAAATGCGTCCCCGATGGTATAGTCCGCATCACTATCGTTAAAATCAGCATCTCCGCCCGCCGCAAAGCCGCGCACCGCGCCGCCTGATCCTTTTCCCGATGACGTGTGAGCAGTCGGAACATAGGGAAAGGAAACACTCGGCATTGCCGCTTGCGGAACATTGGGCGCAGGGATGTTCGGCATGGAGACGTTTGGAGCCGAAACTCCCGGCACGCTCAAGGCAGGGAGAGCGGGCGCACCATTAAAGAACGCCGTGGATGGTTGCGCCGAGGTCGATCCGCCCTTGGCGAAACCCATCGAACTCCCGAGACTGCTTAAACCGCTGCTGACGCTGCTCCCAAGATCGCTCGCGCCGCTGCTGATGCTGCTTCCGAGGTTGCTGACACTGTTACCGATCCCGCCCGATCCAACAAGCCCCGAGGTCTGTGTTCCGGTCGACCAGCCGCCGTCACCGATTGTAGGCGTGGAAGACGACCCGAAAAGCTTGGAAATGGCCCCGTTCCCCGAGCCCTGACCACTTCCCATGGAGTCGAACAGGTTTCCGAGTCCCTGACGCGCCTTCTGGCCAAGCTGGTACATCTCGCCAATGCCCTTGGCTTGCTGTGCGCCTTGCTGCACGGGAGAGGCGTTTGCGCCTTGACCGGCCCCTTGCCCGCCGCCCTGGCCTTGACCCGACTGCGCCGGCACCCAGACATACTGCCCCGGCGCTCCGTTCTGGCCAGGGACGAACACGAACTGACCGGCCACGCCACCGCCATTGTCGAAAGCCTGTATCCCGCCGATGCTCGCCCTTCCGCCGTCGGCACGATCAACACGCCCGCCGTCCTTGAGCATTCCGAGAAGACCTACGCCGAGACCGATGTTTGAAGCCAAGCCGGGGATCTGCGTCGTAGTCGACGATCCTGTTCCCGCACTCGTTCCGGCCGTCGCGCTATTTTGCGAAGACTGTGTGCCACCGAGGGTGGATGATGCGGTCGATCCTGCCGATTGCTGTCCGCCCGCAGTCTGCGTTCCGCTCAATCCCGCGCCCTGTAACTGCTGGCCCGCCGTCTGCTGCGCCGCGTTGAGCGCTTGACCATATCCAGCCTGCAAGGTCTGTGAGTTCGCCGCATTGTTCGCGAGCGCCTGCTGTCCAGCGAGAGACGCCCCAGCCAGAACCGCGCGATCCCCGCCGAGAGCACCAGCCGAGGCAGCATTCCCCGACAATTGGCTCTGTTGCTGTGCGTCCTGCTGGTTCTGAAGGGCAACTTGTGAGTTCAACACCGATTGGGTGTATGGACTCATGAACGAAGAGATATTCGAAATCGTATTCGATGGATTCGTGGCCTGATTGATAAGGGCCTGGCCCGCCGCACTCGGACCTGTCGCGCTCGAATAGTTCGAGGTTTGGGCGGTGTTGGATCCCGTATTCGAACCATAATTCGTTGCAGAATTGGCGTTGGTAGCCGAATTGGTCGCAGTGTTATTTGCAGTGTTCGTTTGTGCGGAGTTGCCCATAGAGGCTTAACCTTTTCCGGTGTGCCCGTTATACACGAAATATGCGCCCGACTGCTTGCCGAGACGCCGTTCGTAAAGGCGGATTTTTTGGGTAGTCTTCTCGTTTGAAACGATACCGATAAGGAGGGGAATACCAAGGCTGAGAGATGCCGATTTGGCGAACTCGATCAGGGCGATGGCGTTCTTGGAGCGGCGGTGGTCAGGACGAACGTAGGCGAGCATTTCTTCTAAATGCACGTCCTTGGTGTACCAATACTGTCTTAACCCGAGGTAAATCATCGCCTCGATAGGGTCTTTGCCGATCACACCCACGATGCCATTGTTGTGCATGATCGCCTGGACCGCGGCTTGGCGGATCAAATCCTCGTCCAGACCCATCAAGCCGTTCTCGGCATGGAGATCCCTTCCGAGTTGGAGCACTTCTTCCAAATCAGATTCAACAGCACGGCGGACGCGCGGCAAGGCTTGAGCCGCCAGCGGCGCGCTGGTTGCTTCGTGCATTCTCATGAGGAGATGTCCTATTTCTGTTTGTGGGAGCCTACGGGCGCGGGAAGTGCCTTTTGCTTGGCGATCGATTCCTTGCGGAGCTTCAAGATCATTTCGTCCAGGGTGCGATGACCTCTCTCAGGGTCGCCCTGACCAAGTTCGCGGACGTGATCGGGGCCGACCACGAACTCGCCATCCGAAAGTTTACACGGAACCTGCGTAGGTTCGCCGCCCTTCGCGAAATGTGAGCCCGAGAGTCCAGGGACGCCCGCAAGATGCGGCGGCGCGGTTATGTGTGGATGGGGGATTCGCGGCATTCCCAAATGAGGTATGCGGGGAGCCCCCGGAATTCTTGGCATTCCGATCCCGCCGCCAAATGCGCGATGCGGAAAGCGCTTGTTCAGAAGGTCCAGGCCGGCGAGAGAATTTCCGCCGCCAAGGTGCGCCACGATGTCCGCCGGGATCACATGGCTTCCATCAGGAACCGTCGTTTCGACCTCGTCGGCGCGGCCCGGCGTTGTTCCAACGAGGGGACCAACATGCCCACCGTTCGCGCGCTTCGCGACCCTCAAGGCTGCGGCGATGCTTTGGTCCCTTGGGTGCCCATCCCGCTCTATTTCCTTGATATTATGGCCTATGTTCTCTTTGCCCTTCAGGAGCGGCATCTTCTTTCCAATCGGTTTGGATGTATCCCCGGCGCGAAGCCATTGTTTGAAATCTTCGATGCTCATTCTCGTGACGCCGCCAATGCGATCCTTGGCTTTGCCATCAGAAAACGCCTTGTGATAGGCGGACAAAGCGCTCTCTTCTCTGTCATAGCCGAGCATGACCTTGTGCTCGTCGAACTTCTTGGACCCGCTATCAACCTGATCAACGACGAAAACTTCGAGGCTTGTCGGGTGGGGACCAATGTAGACGTCAACGTGATCCCCATCAGCACCTAAACTGCGCTTCACGTAGCCATAATGATCAGGTAGGGCGACGGACCATTTCTTACCGTTCTTGCCTACGCCAGAACGCACCGACCCCTTGGCGTTTTCGATGGTGATGTCGAGTCCATGAAGCCGGATATGTCCCTTGCGATAATTCCCAGCTTCCTTCTGCGCTTCAGTCGGCGCGCGGTCGGCTCGACTGGCTTCGTGATTCAAGAGCCTTTGCGGCAAGGTGGAAAGATCAACCGTCATACCTACCGTGCCCGTCGTGCTGTGATGTACCCAAACCCGCCGCAAGTGGAGACTGTAAAGTTGGCTTGCCCGACGAGGTAAACCGTTGTCGTTGAGGCAAGGCTGATCTGTTGCGTCGCGCATGGAAGGCTTGTTTGATAGCCGGTCGCGAGCGTTGTTCCGATCAGTCTTGATGGAAAATTGCCGAGATTTGCAGAGGTCGTTGAGATCCCGCACAGAACGGAAGTTATCGCCGTTGTTCCAGCCGGATTCGTCGAGAAATATCCATAGACATCCCAATCGCCGCCCGTGAGCGATATGGATGTTATGTTTGCGGGAGATCCGTTCGTTAACGCGACTGCGCTTCCGACCGCTATGTTCGATGTGACGACCTCACCGATATGGCCAGCCGCCGCGCTATCGTTTGTCGCGGTTCCGACGATATTGGCGGTGTTTATGGCAACCCAAATCCCGGCGCCGTTCAAAACGTATGTTTGCTGGCCGGCCACGGGCGCGGGAACGAGGCCCGATGAACCATTCACGCCAGCGGTTGCGCCCACCATGTTTGATGGAGCACCTTGAGCCGCCAGCGCCTTGTAGATGTTTCCAAGCTGGACCACGGCATTTTGCGCCGCAGTGACCATGCCCATATTTGAGTCTGCCACCTAGCGTCTCCCGTCGGGCGAAAAGCGATATTTGATTGCGCCGATCCGAGAAAACCCGCTTATGACGGTCATGGCCATCGACATATACCGGCCCCGGATGCGAACCGGGATGTAGGGTGTGCTCGCATTAACCGTGAAAGGTCCGTAGGCCCTCGGAGGATCGATGGGATTATCGCCGCTGGAGTCGTCTTGAGCATAGAGCGTGATCTGGACGCTCGACGTTTGTGCGCCACCGGCCAAACCCCAACGCATGTCAGGATATATCCGATCCACAAAGATGAACTCCTCGCCTTCGCTAAGGGCAAATAGACCTGTTTGGAAAGACGAGGGGATCGGAGCGCCATCAGCATAGATGCTTGTTTCGTGCTGATAGGTGACGCCCGTTGCTGATGCTGCAATGGGATTCCCAAGGACAGATTGATCGATTGCAGCCGAGCGCTGAAGCGTTCCCGTGTCCCAGACCTGCTCGATGGTGTTGATTTTGGCGTACTTGTCGCATTCGCCAGTTCCACCCGAGAGAGACGGATAGAAGAACCACACTTCATTGGCCGGGGTATTCGACCATGCGACACACTTCCAGGCGTTGGTTCGGTCTAAATCCTGAAACACGGTATCCCAAACCGAGCACGGAAGGGCTTGAACGCTTGAGCCGTCTGTTGAGAAGAAATTCGAGGTGCTCATCCAGAAAATCTTGCTGGCGAGCGTCGCGAAGGCATGTGCTCCAACAATTCCGCAGTTGTCCGCTACCTTATTGAAACCATAAATGAAGGGCGTTCCCATGTAAGACATTGACCACAAATCAATGTCTGTCCAAAGAAGGTCCGTCAGTGGTCCGCCGTACCCGGCGATGATGCGTGACCCGGAATAAAGCCTCTGCCCGCCTGCCTGATTTGTGACCGTAGGAAACCATGAAAAGAAGTTGCTCTGATCGCACCATCGCACGAAGAGGGGATCCTGAGCGACGCCGATACCGTTTTGAAGCGGAGTCGAACCATAGGCCACCAGGATTTGATAGCGCGCCGAGACGAAGATCCCTTGATTGTATTGCGGAGCCCCGATGATGGGCGTGGCGTTGGTGTAAGCCCCATTGGGTTGCCAGTAGTAAATCGACCCCCCGGCGGGACATGCGATTAAGTCCTGCCCCCAATTATCGGCCGTCCAATCCGGTGACGCCAGGTCCGTTCCTGTGATGGTCGCGACCGCTCCAGTCCCGCCATAGAGCCCAGCGCCGTAAGCTCCGTATCCATACCCCGTCCCAGAATTGACCGATGTTCCGAGCGTGATCCCATAGACGAACTGCGCATTTCCGGCGTTCATGGAAGCGGTGGCGCCAGACGAAGCCGGGGTGCCAACCGCGATGACGACGTGACTTGAGTCTGTCACGGACGAGACGGAATAACTCCCGGAGATCGTGAGTCCGCCAACGGTGGTCGAGACAGGGAAAACGACCGATTGTCCCGCCGTCAGACCATGTGCAGCGAGTGCCACGGTGACAGAGGGTGAGCCGCTTGTGGTCGTGAAGCTCGGGACAGCGCCGCCATTCGAGACGTTCGCGGTGGCGTTCGTTGCTGCTGTAATAGTGTAGGAGGTCGTGGAAAGGACGCTCTGGACCTGATAGACGCCCGACAGAATGAGGCCCCCGACCGCAACCGGCGTGTTGAAGGTCACGGTGTCTGCGGTTGTCAGTGGCGCAGTCAGGCTGGCGTCAACGATTGTTACCGTCGGAGAGCCTAAAGACGTCGAGAAATTTACGGCGGGATTGGTGGTGAGGACTTGCGGGGTGATGTCCGAGAAGGTGCCCGCATTGTTCGAGACCGAAAGCGTCGTCGTCGTTGCGCCGGCCAGCCAGCCGTTCTGATTGAGGTCTTCCCAAGCATGGAGGACGCGGGGAACCCCTGAAAGCGCAGAAGATGTGACGTACTTGACCCAGCCTCCAACAGTTTGAAAGAGGCCAGCCTTGAACCGGCCAAGTTGCGAGGTGGAGTATCCGGCCTCGTTCTGAAGAGGCGTCAGAAGCGAGTTAACGCCGGGTTTCAACTTGACGGTTGCGAAGGGCATTAGCGTTTCGCAACCGCTGGAGCGAAGTGCCCAAATTTCCGGCGCATCTCTTCAGCATTTGCCGAGGCAAAAAGCTTGTCGTATTGGGAGTCCCAAGAAACCGCTAATTTTGGATCGTCGGATTGAGCTCCATAGTTCTTCATGTAGCCCGAGATGAAGATCATGGTCGCCGCGACGAAAAGGTCCGGCAGGTTGAGGCTCAAAAAGGTAGTCGTGTTACTTGCCGAGATCGGAGTCGGGCGGATTGTCCCAATGACCTCAACCGCAAACCCGGCGCCGGGAGCAGGGCCGAGCAAGATGATTTGGTCGGTGACGGGAGCCCATAGGCTCGGGACCGTGGCGGCGCTCGCCGCCGTCTCTGAGGGCCAGACGAAATCGATGTAGGAGCGAGAGGCCGGAACGAGAGGATTGCGCGTGCCGTTGCTCGCCGTTGAACCGACAGGGGTTATGATATTGATCCCATCGACAACGACAAAGAGGCCAATCGACTGAGGAAGCGTGAACGTCCTCGAGTTGGCTGTGACCGTGCCGGATGTATCCCGGTTTACGGTCGAGAGGAGGTCGAGTTCGCGGTAAAGCCGTTGTTCCGCATAGTCGATCGCTGAAGGAAAAATCGAGGCGAAGTCCACATCCGCAGATGTCGTCGGCATCAGCGTTTGGATCGCTGTGACGTAAGACGAATAGGTCAGGCTCATTCGGAGCCTCCATTTGGAAGTGCGAGGCGCTTGTAGGCTTCGATGGATTGGCCGATTTGACCAAGCGGGATAACGCGGGCCGCTTCATTCTGCTTGACCATCTCATTGCGGAACGATTCGGTCGCTGCCGCTCCGCTCCGAGCTTGATGTGCCGTTTCAATCAAAAGCGCAGGCAACCACGCGAGAGAGCAGTTCCAGGAGTCGCAGTCTTCGCCCGTGTTTTTGTCTTTGCCGCGGATATGGACCCATAGGGGACAGCTTTTGCATACCCTATCCATAGACTTGCCTCGGAACGGACAAGTCAGGTCTTTCGGGCCGTCGGGGATCTGCCTCATCAATTTTTGCTGGCGAGAATGAAATCTATGTAGTTCACACCGAGCGTGAACGTGTGCGCGTGAACCTGCCCGCCGCCCGTGGGTTGGATGCTGGCGTAGCCAAGACCAGTCGCCCCGCTTAGTGAATTTTGAAGTGGAGCAAGAAAGGTTGCTCCTCCCGCAGTTCCATAGTTAGGGCCGATTGGGTGTGTGTGACCGGAATCGGTATGGGCGTGTGATGGCATTTCCAGAACGGAAAGCGCATGGCCATCCACGCTCAATTGGGTTGCGAACGCGATAGAAGCCCCTCGTGATCCAGCGTGCGCGGCGGGTGTTCCGCCGTTCACGATCCGCATGGCGTAATCGCTGTAGCTCGTGTTCTGCGTCCATCCGACCGGAGCATTTGTCTGATAGAAGACCGTCGATGTTCCTGAAGCGAACTCGCTATTTCCGCGCCGGGATCCATTCGTTGAATCGAAGATCACAAGAGCCGCTATGCCCTGCGGCAAGGTGAACGGGGTGCCGACGCCGTTTGTGATGGTGACGGCAAAGGCTCCGGTCGTAAGGTTCTCGATAATTTTCTGACCCTGGCACGCACTCGTAATTTGAACATTTCCAGTCAGAGTGCCTGTCACTCTGAGGATGAGCATACTGTCCTGATTGGTAGTCAGGGTGACGTTGGCGTTGCTGACGGAAATTGCCGCGATGCCGCCGAGGTTAGCATCAAATGTAGATAGGCTTCCGTTCAATTCTGGGCCCCATACGCCTGAGTCCCCGCCATTCGCAGGAAGCGTGGCCCCTTTGTAAATTGTCGTGGTAATTGTCGCCTCCTCAAGCCGTAATATTGTTGGCAATCACGGAGGCCCCGTGAGCAGCGTTGTCTTGGACGGCCCCGGTGACGTTGCCGTGGAAATTGTTGCCGGTGATATTGTAGTAGGTCGCGCCAACGTCTGTGACGACGCCATAGGACTGCTTTTCGGTTTGAAACCCGGACCACAGCCCCACGAGGCTATCGTGAACGTGGCATCCGACCGATGAAGCCCCAAGTTCGATGCCAGGATATGAGGCAGACCCCGCCTGAGAATTGGCCGCGATCTGCGCGCCGCTCAAAACGTAGATGTACTTCCCGAGCATGTTGACGGCGCGCTTGTAGCCGCCCGTGGACTCTAGGCCGATAAATTTCACGTCTCGCGCCGACGTATCGACATAGATATTATCCGACGATTGCGAGGCATGAGCATAGCAGGCGACAAACTGATGTTGGCCCGTTGTCCCAGATGCGCCACCTGTGAGATAAATCGCGGAATCATAGGGATAATCGGACTGGAAGTTGAAGGCTGAAATGAACAGCGTTGTCGATGTGGATAGGCCCACCGTGTTCACAACCGAAAGTCCTCGATAGCCCTTCGTGACCGCCGTGTGGGTGATGTTGATCGTATTCACAGCGCCGTCGATGATGATCCCAACGGGCGATGATGATGTGTTTGTCGCGAACCCGATTTCCAGATTGTGGAGATTGAGGACGTTCGCGTTCCCGAGCGCCGTTCCAAGATTTCGGATCGCATAAGCACCCCCTGCGCCGGAACTCACACAATCGGTGATCGTGAGGACGTTCTGATCCTCGATATAGATGTGATTGTAACCGTTACCGAATACGCAATCTCGAATGGTGAACCTTTGCTGGTTCTTGATGGAGAGGATGTTGCCGCCAGTCATGCCGGTCGATAAGAATTTTATTCCGATGCAGCCACCATCAAACCCGGATGTGGCCCACGAAAACATATCGAAAGTACCGGACGTAGCCGAAATTATGCTATTCCCAGCGCCATCCCCGACGAGTTTGAGGGCAGACGTTCCACAAGCGACATTGCCCGTTATTTTGAAAGTCCCGGTCGGGATATAGAGCGTCTTGACGCCAGCGGCTATCGCAGCGTTGAAAGCCGCCAGATTGTCCGTCGAACCGTCGCCAACGCCACCAAACCAAAGGATGGAAGCAGTCTTTCCAGACCCGGATAGGTCAATATTCCACCACCTCGCTGCCGCGTCTTGGATCGCCATCGGGCCGGATGAGTTGCCCTGGACCCATGCGGCACCGTTGGTTGTCACGAACCGCGTGAACGGCGACAGATTGTAAGAGGCGATCTGCGCGCGGGTAATCCCGAGGATCGGAGCACCGTCAGCCAAATCTGCTGTAACAGGTTGCGCGGCGCTCGGGACACCTGATGTCGAGATCGCGTTGATGTATTTGTGCGTGACGGCGGCAAGCGATTGGACACCGCCAAGTGTCGAAGCGGTTGGGTTTGGTAATTGCGCCGCGGCAACAGAGCCGGATATATCCGTGAATGCCGGTTGAGCGGAGGATGGAACGCCCGACAATGAGATGGAGTTGACCCATTGATGGGACGGCGCTGTGAAGCTCTCCACGCCGCCTAACGTCGAAGCGGTTGGCGTTGGTAGCCCCGAAAAGACGGGGTTTCCTGAAGCATCTATGCCCGTCTGGACTGTACCCGTTCCCGCTATCGCCGAAAGGACTCCGCCCAGCGTCGAGGCGGTTGGCGTCGGGAGTTGGGAAGGGGAAACAGAGGCGGCGATATTGGAAAAGGACGGCTGAGCAAAGGTCGGATTGCCGCTCGTATCGACGCCTGTTTGGAATTGATTGGCAGGCGCCGTCGCGGCTTTGATGCCGCCGAGGCTTGCCGCTCCCGGGGTTGGCATCCTGGCGGAAGGCACCGTGCCAGCCACAAGATCATGGGCGCTCCCAGACGTCGCGATTGTCGCAAGTCCGTCAATCTTGGCGGCTCTTGCGCTATCAAGAACACCAGCAAGATAAGCCGTCGCGGCCGGGATTGTCGTGCCTGTACCTGTTGACGAGGCGATGGATACCGAATTGGACGTCTCCGTTGCGGAGATATTAGTTGAAGACCCGCCGCCGCCGGACCCATTGACAATAAGCTGGCTCGCAAGAATGCGCTTGCTGACGTAGGGAGAAGATGGATTTCCCGTGGCTTGGGAGAGTTCAAGATAATCGGTATTGGCGCTGACTGCGATGGCGACCGGAAGCTGCGAGATTGTATCGGTGCCCATCTAAATACTTTCCTCGGTTGTGCGAGTGTTCCCATCCTCGGTGACGCGCGTGTTACCGTCTTCCGTGGTTCGGATGGTCGTGATGTCGTTGGGATTTGGCGGTCGTGAATTGAAGACCGGAACGGGATCGGGCGGGAGAACGATGCTCTTTAGCGTCGGGTTCGGGACGTCGAGACACGTCGGGCAAACCAGTTTATGCAGGTTGACCAGCGTTGGACCCTGCCATTGGTATTGCCAGGACAGCCGGTCATGATTCCATAGCTGACCGCAGCCATCGCAGATTGCGAACGCGCGGATGTCGTCCACGTCGAGTTCGGCGTGGCCTCGGAAAGCACGGTAGCCCATCAGCGATAATACCCCTGAAGACCAGGAATTATGGCGATCGGAGTCGCCTCTTGATCCGTTGCAGCCGCCCGCTTGAACCGGGCCTCGAACAGCGCCTCAAGCTTGTCAGCCTGCTCCGGTCGATAAATCTGGGCCAGCCTTGCCGCGAGGCCGGTGGCGTAGCTGTCGAGAAAGCGGTACGGCGCGTCCAACGAGTACCCATTCACGAGATCAACGTCCTGCATTTGCCGGAACGACCACATGCTTACGCTATAGGGTCCGTTTCCGTCAGGCGTCGGGTAGAGCGTGATCGCCGGCGGATTGAGAAGCTGAAAGAGAATCGAAGTCGGCGGAGCCTGATAAGCCTTGTTCGGGTATGTCGCATAGTCCGACCGGCTTATGGACCCCAGAACGCGCTCTGTGACGTTTCCAGAGCTATCCGTCGTGACGAGAGTCGCTATCGGGATGAGGATCGTTCGGCCCGTCAGTATGTAAGTCGCGGTCCCCTGCGTGAGAGGCTGAGAAAGAACCTCCCCTTGCCACCCGTTCGGATTCCGGTTCGAGATATCAATCGCGAGGAAATTCGACTCCATCGCCGCGTCGAACAGGTGCTCGGTCGTTAGTTCGGCCCGAGGGATCTGAATTTTGCGGAAGGCGTTTCCGACCACATCGGCTGCGCTGGGCGAAAATGAGAACGTCCCCGTGGCCGGCTGGCTAGTTAGCACGCTCATCGATCACCCAATAAAAAAGGGCCGCTCAGCGACCCTTGTGTTTCTCTCTACGTTTGGGATCAGGCCGCTTCATCCTGATGCTTGATGTCGACGATATTGGACGGGATGGCTTGCAGAGCTTTTTCCAGCGCAGAAATCTTCGCATCCTTGGCCGCAAGTTCCGCCGCATATTTACGGTCTTTTGCAGCAAGAGCCGCGCTCAATTGCGCCTCGTTGTTGGCGTGCGCGTCGCGCTGGGCTGCGACGGCTTGAATAAGGTCGTTTGCTTCTTCGCGTGAAATGGTGCTGTTGTCGGTCATTCTTGGGTTCCTGATCTACTGCAATGTGGACGGATCGGTTATCAAAGCTAATCCCTTAAGTGCTCTGAATAAATTACGCCCTAATGCGGTTCTCCCGTAGCCTACAGGATAGTGTATCCCATCGAAATACGGAGAAGTGGCTTGAATATCCAAACGGCTCTCGAAAAATAAGCTTGGATTAGTGGCCACAAATGCGTCTTGAGCAGCGTCTATCGTTGCGGGGGATGCGTAAGGCGAATTGTTGTTGTTGAAATATGAATTTAGCCGGTGGATCACAACATTCGCAGGCGTTCCGTTTCCGAATGTTGTCTGCATCCACGCAGCCAGATCGATCTGCGCTTGCAGATATCCGCCTGGGTAGCTCGTGCCGCCCGAAGCGTTTGCTTCGCCTTGGACGAATGTAAAGCCTGCGTAATATATGAGCGTCGTTCCGAGGTCCGCGACGGCTTGCGGGACCACTGCGGCGATGTGCATTTGCTCGGGGTTGCCGGATAACCACTGCTCAATGGGTGTGCCTCCTACGCCCGTGGACACGACCACCCAGCCATAACTTCCGTTCGCGGTGGCCTCATCTAAAAAGGATGCGCCGGGACCGTAGTAGATGTTTGTGGTGCCCCCAAAATTCAAAAACTTGTTAAACGGGTAGGACTGCCAAGGTGTATCGGCAGAACCGTCCTTTGTGTCATATTCACGCATGGACCACGCCGAGCCAAGCACGAAGGGCGCGCTTCCTCTGGCCCGTTGATTGATCGTCCCATACGAAACGGAGTTTGACTGGCCGCTGTGAATAACGAGCTTCCATGCGGCGGGAAGACCGGCCACATTGCGCATGGTTAGCCGGAGTGTTGCGATTTGAGGCGCCGTTTTTGCGCCGAGACTGATAAGCTTCTGGACCCAGGCCAGCCGCGCGTCGCCGCCGCTGATCGAGCAGCCTGTTAGCGTCGTGGTGCCGGAAACCGCTGCGTTTGACCCGACTTGAACGCCATCCACCCACAAAGAGAGATTGCTTGAGCCATCATAGTAAAGGCCGACAGCCACGGGCACTGAAGGAAGCCGCGAATTTGCGAATGTGCCTGATGTGGTTGTGCCTGCATCATTCTTGAATGACCAGCCCCATTGACCGTGATAGCGGTCGCCGGCAGCGGCTTGTACCGCTGTGAGGCTGATCGCCGCTGTTGATCCGGTGAGCGTGAATATGTTGACGGGATTTCCGCTTGGGTAAGAATCGGTTTTGGTGGGCTGCAAAACCCCGCAAGCAAACCATGCGCCCGTGCCGACTGCCACCGCCGCGCTCATCGACGCTTCGGGCGCTTCGGTATTGAATGCCATGCTATTGCCGAGCCAGCCGTTCGGCACGATGCATGACCGGTTATTATTGGTTGCCTGCGCAAGACTCACCGAGCCCGCGCTAGGGCTTATGGATACGAGGCGCGTTTGCGTGCATTGAACTTGGTAGAGGTCTCCCAGAATCGTGACGCCAGAAGCCGCACTGTTGGACTCTGCACGCCCAGGTACAACATACTGGTCGCCGTTTACGTTAGATACGATGCTTTCGAAAGAAAACGTGCGCCACGCCGTTCCCTTGTATTTCTGCCATTGGTTCCCAAGCATCCAATTACTGCTGTACTGGTATGCAAGCTGATCTTCACCGTCTACGTTTTCGCCTGCCTGGGTTTCCGTTGCGAAACCGTAAGCGCTGACCGCGAAAGACCCTGGAGTGAGCCGCCATCCGCTATTGTCGGACACAAGAACTTTTCCGGTCATCCTAGAGTAACCGGCATAATAATTTGCAGCGGAAGCGCTCCCGACGTACCACCCACCCGAGCCATTTGTGGTTAGTCTATAAGCCGAGGTTCCCCCGTCAGGATCAGAAATCCCCGATGTGATGGTAATATTATTGCCAGCGCTCCATTGAGTTGACAGGTTCATGTTTGTTGTGATGGTTACTGTAGTCGCCGCGCCAGCGGCTTGTACATTCCACCACGCGAGAGAGGATTGTAAGAGGCTCAGACCGTAATTGGCCGAACCCCCCGCGATGGCCAAGGTACCGCTCATTAGATAGCTACACCAGCCCAAGCGCCACCGCGATAGACCCAGAGCTTGTTGCCCGTAGTGTCATAAATCGCCGGCACGCCGCCAGTTCGCACGGTAGGCGTTCCCGTTGGGGTTCCCGCGCATGTCGGCAGATAAGCAAACCCATTCGTGGCATTTGTTGCGATGACCGCCCCTGTTCCAAACTGGACATTACCGGCCGTATCGCAAGCGAGCGCCCTAACGCCGGATGCAGATATTTGAAGATCCGCTGAGTTGCCGACGTTTACTATTTTCCAGTCGGATATCCCCGTTTGTGTTAACCGGATTTGGCAACCGATAGATGTTGGCGCAGTTGACCTAAAACCAGTCGCGTCAACAGTGGACGTGTACCCTGCGCCGAATGCGTATGTCCACGTGGCCGCTGTAGAAATCGCATAATCTACCGCGGTCGTTCCGCCGAATTGTATTTGGTACTGGCCTGCTGCTGGCGACGAAAGCGCCGCAGCCCCGTTAAGTGTAAGTGTCGATGAAATTGATACCGTTCCGGTTACGCCGAGAGCGTCCGTTCCTATCGTCGCCCCGCCAAGAGCAAGGGAAGATGTTTTAACCGCTCCACCGGCCTGCAGCTTCGAACCGTCAGAATAGAGAAGCTGCCCGGCCGTTGCACCGCTGGTCGTCGTCGTGTTGATCGTTAGGCCGCTGGACGCCGAACCCGTTTCGAGAATCCAATTGTCGGCTGAGTCCATCGAAAGGACGAAAGTGCTATAAGCCGCAATCGTAACCGAGCCGGAAGTGCCGCCCGAAGTCAGCGTTACGCCAGATCCCGGTGCAATCGTCAGGGTTCCCGAACTGCGGCTGTTGAAGCCTTTTATCGTAGGCATTAGGGTCGTCGGCCACGCAACGGTCGAGCGTGGCGGAATCGACCAAGTGTAGGCGCTGGACGAATCTGTGTGCTCGACACCCGAGCCCATGTCGGAGAGGGCGAAGGTGTAATTGTTATTCTGGAGGTTCGGGCCGCTTAGGCCGTATTGAGAATTGCCGCTAGTCACAGCAGCAATAGTCCCACCCGAAGACGTGACCGCACTAAACACAGATGGCGTCAACGAAGAGAACCCACTAAGTTCTCCATCTGGGAGCGTGGTTGTGAACACCAAGACAGAAATAGAATCCCCTGGCTTAACCCGTCGAAGCAACGCATCTGAAAAATAGTTCGACGCACTAACCGTCGCAAAGGTATCGGTCGTGATGTACAGCCACGCCGTAACCTTCGCCGCCGAACTGTAAAGCTGATAGAGCTTTGATGGATTATAGGCCATGGAATCTCTCTCGAAAAATGAAAGAAGGGTGCCGAAGCACCCTTGATCAGACCGCCGGGGTTTCGAACCAGATGAGCGTAGCCTGATACGTCGAACCGGGAGCGGCCGATCCGCCGAGGCCGACATAGGTTCCGGGAGCGATCGAAACGCACCCATCGAAGTCGTGCTGCGCCCAAAAGATACCTTGAGGCGTAGATCCTGCTGTTTCACTCAGAGACAGGTTGTAGAAGAAGGTTGGCGCAATGGTCGTTGCCGAGAGCGTAAAGCGACCGGCGCTTGGAGCCGCGACGCCAGCGGCGTCGCCAACAAGACCGGGGACCGAAGCCGTCTGCGTGAATGCCGTGATCGGAGCACCGGACGCGCCGACGGCATTACCTGTGTTCGGAAGATAGGATAAACCAAGAGCGGACTGCGCTTGTGTGCCCTGCGTTGCGATAGCGAGATTGAGTTTGACGAGGGTCAGATCAACACCAGAACCCGCAGGATTCCATAAACCAAAGACTTGCGCAGTAGCGTTGTAAGCGGGGATTGCAATGCCGGCATAGGTAGTAGAACCTATGAAGACCTTGCGGGCATACGTCATCGCCGGGAAATATCCCGGTTGCCAAAGAGCCATGTTGAATTCTCCTAGATATCGTGGCCCTGGATAACGGAGAAATTCACCGTTCCAGTGAGGGATTGAATGTTGAGCCGGATCGCCGTGACGGGAAAATTCAACGTCCACTGCAAGGGATTCGGCGCGGCGGATGGATTGGAGGCATTAGCAGTCGTCCCGTAGGGAAAACCTGCCAAGGGAAGCCAGCGCCATGTCGTCGGGTTTCCTGTGTCGAGATTGTCGGTCGTAAACTCGACAGAATAGGTGATCAGGCCGGAAACGAGATCGACGAGGATGGATGCCTGAAATGGAACGATATTCCAATCCAGATTGATGACATCCTGGCCACCCTGGACCGCCGTAGCGGCTGTATAAGTGTATCTGCGTGGCTGTGCCATTAGTCGGACCCTATCGCCGGAAACTTACGGTGGACCGCGCTGCGGACCTTCTTTTTCTCGGACGGCGTTCCGAATTGAGACACACGCGAGAGAGCGTTCCTCGCGTGGTTTTCGTCCTCAATTGGATATCTGCGCTCGCCGGGGAAGACGAAATCAGACTTCGGAAGCGACTTTCTGGCCTCAGAAGTCAATTTCCCGCCTTCCCGGCGACGTTCGCCGTCCTCAGCAACGCCCCCCTTTGGAGCGCTCCCCATGACCGCGCACAGCCTTCTTCACATGATGGCCGTGCTCCTCGTGATGGAGGTGTTCAGTATGCGAGCCGTGATGCTCGACCTTGCCGCCATGAGCACGCTTACTAACCTTGCCGCCGCGCTTGTGCTCTGCCTCATAGTGCTCATTCTCGGAGCCTTCGGAGACCTTCGGTCCCCCGTCATGAGCCGATGAGAACGGGCTAAGATCGGAACCCTTCACCCGGCCACCGTGGGCGCGCTCGTGGACTTTGCCGCCGCGCTTGACAGCCATGCGGTCGCCGCGCTTTTTGGACTTCTCGCCCTCGATTACGCCGACATTCTTCTTAGCCTTGGCTTCCGCAAGAACCTGCGGATCTCCGCCTGCGATCTCAGGAAGAGCGCCGCCGCGTGCGCGGTGATGCTTCTTGCCCTCGTGTTCCTTGTGTTCTTTGCCCTCATGGGCTTTGTGAGTCGAATGTCTCGCTCTAGACATATCTGATTATCCTTATAGGCCATCCGGCCAATTTGGGGGGTGTAGGCGAAACTAGCGGGCGCCGCTAACCATTGCCTTGATTTTGCTTGCATTAATTCCCACATTATGGCTGGGGCTAGGGAATGATCACCCGAAAAGCCGTTTTCTGGACGGCCTGCCTCACCTCATCATCCAGACAAACACGACAGAGGTGTTTCATGCTTACTCAAGAGCAAGTTAGAGAACTATTCGACTATCACGAAGATGGCTATCTAACTTGGCGCGCATCGCCGGTCGGTAGGGTGAAACGCGGACAGATTGCAGGATGTCTGCATTCTAACGGTTACTACCAAGTCCACATTTCATATCGGTTATACCCACTCCATAGGGTTATATTCCTATGGCATCATGGATATATGCCGAAGCGTATTGATCACGCAGATTTAGACAAGGTTAATAACCGAATACAGAATTTACGTCCTGCTACAAACTCGCAGAACCAAGCCAACACAAAGAGACGGCCTACCAATAGAAGCGGCTTCAAAGGAGTCGCTTGGAATACCAATGCCAAGCTATGGAAGGCTGGCATCACTGTTAACGGAAAAAATAATCATCTTGGATACTTTTCTACTCCAGAAGAGGCTCACGAAGCATACTGCGCAGCAGCCAAAATGATTTTTGGAGACTTCCATTGTTCAGGATAAACCTGCTTGCTGCCTCCCATTGAACCGGGAGGCAGCGTTGTTGGTTGTTGGGATGTCTACGACTAGGCGCTAGCCGCTACACGAGGGAAACGTCAGCGCCCGCCGTAAGGCGAATGCACTTGAGGTAAACGTCGATGGTTCCTGCACCTGTGCAGTTCGAGCCCGTGCTAGAAAGCTGAATCTTCTTGCCGGTTTCCAGAACCGTTTCAGTCTTGGTGACGCCCGCGCCCGTCAGGTTGACGGTAGCGTTTGCACCCAAGCCGGACACCGCGTTCGAGAAGAAGACCGCCGCGCCCTTGGCATTGTTGGTCTGGATCTGGAAGTTCGTGCCACCCGCAAGGCCGGTGCCGTCCGTCTTCACAATGGCATCCGTAATGGCGATGGGGCCACCAATGGACACCACAGAAAGATCGACGCCGCCCGTAACGATCGTGCTCGACACGACACCCGTTTTAACAACCCAGAACTCAGAACCAGCATCGAGACGCCCGCCCTGCCCGATGTTGCCACCTGAAGGGTCAAGCGCCGTTCCGAAGATCGCAGAGTTCGGTGTATTCGCGCCTGGCTCGAAGACGTTGCGGTACGCCACACCCGTTGACGCTGAGATAAAGTTCAGCGCAGGCTTCGAAGCCGTCAAATTGCGCACGTAGTTGTCATGCACATTGAGGTTCGTCATCACCTTGCCGGTGATGTTGTGGATGCCGGAGAGAGCGAAACTGCCGACGATATAGTTGCCGCCAATCTCGATATTGTCTTGGACCGTCGTCAAGCCAATCGCGTGATTGAAGTTGCCAGCCGTCGGATTGTAGAAATAGTTCCCGAGGATCTTCGTGCCGTCAGAGGCATTGGCCGAAGCGCCAGCGAAGTCGATAAACGAAAGGGCGGTGTTCGTGCCGTCATCCTGGAACACATTACCCTGGATCACAACGCCCTTGGCCTGAATGTCGAGCGTCGTTACAAGCGAGTTAATGCCGCTTACGAACTTGATGCCCGAAATAGTCGTGCCAGCGCCCGTAATTTTGAACGTCGCAGTTGTTGCGGTCTTGAATGTGATCGTCGGAATGCCGATTCCTGCACCTTGCCCGACGATATCGACGCCAGCCACCGAGCACAGAATGCCAGCCGCAGCCGTCACGTTCTCCGTGTGGCCTTCCAGAACAACGATCGTGTCATTGGCCTGAAGACCGGAGATACCCAGCGCATAAGAGAGCGTTGCGAAAGGCGAAGAGAATGACCCGGAATTGCCGTTGTTTCCGAGCATTGAACTGACGAACCAATAATGTCCGCCTGTGTTGGTGAGCGGAATACCGCCGCCGCTTCCGAGTACGGGGATACCAAATGAGGTAACTCCGTAGGGGAAGTTCGTGATGGAACCGTATGCCAAAGTATTAACTCCTCTTTTTATAGTAACTTGGTGAAACTCATTTACGCTTGCTCTTACTTATTTTGTTATGGTCCAGAAGATATTTAGCGGCTTGCTTCAATACCTCTGGGTCATCATTGCCATACCCAAGCATATGATTGCATTTTCTACAGAGAAGTCCTCTGACCGCACCTGTCTTATGATCGTGATCTACGGCCAGATACTTTGTAGTTCCGTCTTGGTTTTTTGATTTTTCAGGATTGCCGCAAATGGCGCATATACCGCCCTGAAGAAGATACATCGTATTGAATTCAGCCATCGTGACGCCGTACATCTTTTGCAAATGCACACTTTTGTTGTATCGCGCCACATACTTTGCATGTTTTTTCCTTGACTTTTTTTCTATATGTTTTCTTTCTGACGCCTCAATGCTTCCATCTCTTGTTAGCCAGATAAAATTGTCGGGACCAATCGGCTTCGATTTATCCTTCTTCCTCAAGAAACGACAATCTTCGTCTGGAGGATCGCCAACCGTTTCGCGAAAGTGCTTAGGGCTGCTCCATGTATGCTCGCCGTAGTCGCCTTTTCTAACTCGCTCCCAACGCGCTCGCCACCGCCGCTCAGCCCTTGTCGCCGCTGGCCGCTTTCCGTAATTGCTTTTGAGCAAGTCAAGAGAACCGTTTCGCTCAAACCGCTTCCAGTGCATGAGGCACATACCTCGCGCACGAACAGGGCGGTCGCAATCTTCGGCAACACAAGTGGTTGGAGGAGCATCGTAATCTTTGGGGTCGTATGGAAGATCGGCGGCCCTATCGCTTAGCTTCCATTTGTATTCTGCTGGCATCCTGGTACTTCCCATATGGTAGAAAATACCAGGAACATATCACGAACAACATGGCTCGCAAGTTTTATTTGCGAGCCATATCAATAATTTAACTTGTGGCTAGCTCGCCCCAAAGTCCCCTTGGGTCGTTTACAAAGAACCCGGCACGTTCATACGCAGTAACCTTCAACGATTGAGTGTCAAAGTCCACGTACATATCAGGCTCAAACGGTTTGCGCTCAAGTCTAATCAGAGACTTTACTGTGGTCGTCGCAAACCAAGCATACGAAGAAGTTAGATACCTAAAAACCTCATATTTCTTCACGCCACCCGCGATCTTCGGGATCACGTTCACGTCGTTGTTGGCCGACCCCGGCTGCAACTCCGTCTGCAGGAGCCGCATAGCGGTGTCTTCCAGGTTCACGGGGATGATCAGATCCTCGATGAAGATGTCCTGAAGGATACCGGCCTCGTCGACGAAGTTCGTCCGAATTGCCTTAGCGGCAGAGATCAGAGAAGCCTCGTTGAGCGACAACGGCGTGGAGTGGGTGTTCGCCCATGCGCCGATGTCGTTCGGATGCGCGGTGGACAGGATCGCCTGCCCGTCGCCGCCGACGGATGCGTTGTAGGTTCCAGCCGTGTTGAGCACGTTGGCCGCGGTTGCGTTCCAGAAGGCGCGCATGGCCTGTTGAAGCCCAAGGTTCGCGGGATTGAAGTTCTCGCGATAGAGGCCGTCATCAACGGCTTTGCGGCTCATCGAATAACCGATGGTCGCCTCGATGGGCTCCATGGTGTAGACCCAACGGTCGCCGGACTCGTTATCGTAATAGACCGAGCCGGTTTCCTGTTTCTGGCGTGCGGGACCGACGTAGCGAACCTGCAGCGAGCGCTCTTGAGCCATACGAGAGGTTTTGGTCACGAAGACCTTTTGCCACTCGGCCTTTGCCTTCGGGTATTCGCCCGAGATTTCCAGCAATCCGGGAAGGAGCTGGTTTCTGATTGATGCTAAAACAGTCATGACTCAGCCCTCCTAGTAGAGACCAGCGGTTGCGACGATATTCGGGTTCGGTTCGACAATGACGTGGTTGTAAGCCGTCGTGTTGTCGGCGCCATTCTGGCCGGGAGCAGCGTAATTCGAGAAGAGGTCGAACACGCGGAACGGATAGTTCAAGCCCGTAGCACCCGAGGAGCCCTGGCCGGTCGCGAGCGACGAAGCAAGGATCTGCATGGAGGACTGAGCGTATCCGCTGGTGACAGTACCCGTACCCACGACGATATCGACGTTGCTGCCAACAGACGAGAGCGTGAAGGGTGAGCCGGACGAGTTGTCGACCTGGACCTCAAAGAGGTTCGGGCCATTGGATCCATACAGCGGGATGACGAGCGCCTTGCCATCGCCGCCGGGAGTGGCGGAGTGGTCTGATGCCGGCCAATAGGTCGAGAAAATCTGACTGCCCTTGGCAACAGAGAAATACTCGACGCCGTAAAAGATGCCGACGTTGTAGGCGTTCTTTACGCCCTGCGCGGCTGCGCCCTGCTGAATATAGCCGGTTGCCGTGTTGTTGACGTAGGTCACGAGGTCGCCGCGATAAAGCGCTGTGCCATATCCCGCTGCGATGTATTTGGTGAGCAGGCCGTAAGTCCCGCCACCGTACTTCGGTCCCCAAAAACGGAAGCCGAAGGGGTTGGACGTATTTGCCATTTGAGAAAAACCCTCGAATTGATGATGGTCAATCGATCCGAGGGACGGCGCGTCGCGCTGCGGATGAGTTGGCGTTTTGTAGGTGAAGAAGCCTGCCCGGCGCGGGCGGCGCGCTAGACCTTTTCAGGAGAAGCGGATAGAATGTTAGACATGGAAGAGAAACAGATACTCGATGAACTTCTTGAGAAGCTAGGCTACACGCCAGAGCGGATCGCCCAACTTATGGTCCACGGAACTTGGCAAAGAATCTATTGGGACGAGCAGTCTCAAAGCGTCAAGACTGAGATTATTCATCCCCAGCAGGAGTCACCTGTGCCCGGTATCTCGGCTTGAGATCCGATGGCACTTCTTCACGCTCGCCGCGGCGGAACTGCGTCTTGGATGGGTCGAATGCGAAACCCTTGGGCATCGCAACGTCCGAGTCCACCCGTTTGAGGTGCCGGCCAAACTGAGCGTCAGCAGCGCGCCGATCCCGTTCCCTGGCAGCTTCGGTCATGGCCTCGGGCCGTTCCATCAGGATCAGACCCTTGTACTCGATGTGATCGCGGCCTTCGGCATAGCGCTCGAAGTAGCCGCCGAGTTGAGTGGGTTTGACCGGGCGCCAGCCATTCGCCATCATCTCGCGCATTTCACCGTGGTTGGGCTTGTTGTGGACCGTCGCTGCGATCCACTGGTAAGACCATCCAGGCTCTTTCATTTCCTCGGGAACATGGAACTCGTCGGCTCCGTATTCCTGCCCCCTCGCGAACGACAGGATTTCGCCGTCACGACCGATAAACTGTCCTGGCTCCAAGCGCTGGGGAGGACGTTGTTCGGGACGAACGTCGGGACGAACGGGAGGGCGTGCTTCACCACGGGCAGCTTCGCGGCCCTTAATTTCTGCTTGGGCCATCGTTAGTTACCTTCGTGCTGAAATCTGAGATGCGTTTTGCCCTTGGCGATATTGTCTTTCCACTGCGCATATTTTGCGAAAGACATCCCAAGATCGCGTGCCGTCGCCTTTTCCTCCGGTGTGAGGTAGGCTTGGGCCTGTGAGCCGTTGTTCGTGTTCGCCCTTGAGACAGGGGCGGACGGAAGAACAGGGCTCCTGGGCTTCGCTGCGGGCTTCTGAGGCACTTGTTCCGGTTCTGGATCGGCATCACCCTCGGAAGGGTCCGCATAGCCCATGAACTCGTCGAGGAAACTGTAATACTCGTCGGTCCCGCGCTTTAGATTGTACTTCGCGACCGCTGTTGTGTCTGCGGCCTGGGCCAACTGCTGGCGAGAAGGATTGGCGAGGTCGTCACGGTGAGCGCGCAGCCATTGCTTGTCGCCTTCGGAGTAATTGGCGATGGCAGCTTCCCATGGATCGCCCTGCGGTTCGGCCTGGCGCTCCTGTTTGGGCTGTTCCCTGGCCGGTGCCGGGGCATTTATCCGCTCCTCAAGCTGTTCATAGCCTTCGGTAAGCTTCGTGACCTGATATTTCGCCTCGGTAAGCTTTTCCTGGGCATCCGCAGCCGCTGCATAGTCCATATCGGTCAGCGCAGCCGCATAAGCGCGCTTTGCATTCTCGATATCGGCCTTTGAAGCGGCGATCGCGTGCTCGAGAACCGACTTATGGCCGACTAGCGTCTCTTTCTCGGCCTTGAAACGGTGCTCCTCGGCCTCTTCGCGGCGCTTTTGCTCGTCACGAAGGCGTTTTTCGGCGTCCTCGCGGCCCCGGCGGTGCTCGTCAGCCTCGGATTTGGCCCTTGCATCCGCCGCTTCGCGCTCTTTCAAGCGGTCTTCGATGGCCTTTTTCTCAGCCTGGATCGCCTCATACTGCTTTTTCAGGGCAGAGAGGGGATCGTCGCCTTCAACTTCGGCCTCAGATTCCGGTTCCTCGGCGTGGAGGTCTTCAATTTCCTCTTCCGGCTCCATGTCGCCGTTCAAGGCGTCCAATGGGTCGAGTTCTTCTGTCTCAGGTTCGGCCTTTGGCTTTGCCTGTCCGCGAACTTGGTCGCGCAAATGCTTGTTCCTGCCCATCAGCGGATGCCTTCTGGCCCGGGAACGACGCTATGGATGGACGTGTCGAGCACGTACCGGCAGGAAATGTCGCTCACTGCAAATTCCTCGGTCGAGGAAGCGCGATAATGCACCCAATCTCCGACCTTTGGCCTCGTGTCTTCGTTCGGCCAGCGCGACGCATCATCGAAAGCGGTCTCACCGAGGGCCATGATCAGGCCGACGGTCCCCTGAAAGCGTGTCTCGGCCTTCGTCTTGTCCGGCATGAAGATCCCGCCGCGCGTCTTCGAGGCTGCGGGCGCGGTCGCCACGATCACCTCGTTCTTCAAAACGCGCCAAGTGTCGAACGTGCCCTCAAGCGCATTCAGGACAACGGCCTTTGGATCGTCGCCTTCTTCAATCTCTAAAATCTTCGTCGGTGCTATCGGCATGTTCTTCTCTTCCCTCGTTCAATACAGCCTTCCGCGATGCCTCAAGGGCTTCCAAAATCTCCTTGATCGCACGAAGGTAGCCGGTCCATTGCTTGTAATCGTCGAAACTCTCAACTCGTCCGCAGCACAAAACATCGACGGCGCGCTGCTCTAACTCGCGGACGCGCCGAAGGAACTCTCTTTGGATCTTGGCGTCGAAGCTCACTTGCTCACGAGCTCATGCTGAAGCTTTGCCACCGCGCCAATCAGGCTATGCGGAATAATCCCCGCGCTGTCGTAGCCGGAGGCCATGTCGAAATACGTGAAGGCGACTGCCACACCGACGATCTCACCGGCCCGCGCTTTCTCAAGCTGCTTCTCGAGAACAGCGACAACGACATCAGAGGCTACACGGGGATCGTGAATGTCGCCGTGGATGGAGACGACTTTTGGTTCGATGGTCATGCGATCAATGGCCTTTTTGTGCTTGAAACGCATGCACTAGTTTTATAAAATCAAGCCCTGGCGCTAATCACCCTTAGCCAGAGTGACGACAGGGTTTTCCGCTTCAGGTTGGCAACCGGCGGTAAGCCGAGCCAGGAAACGCAGGTTAGGAACGGGAACTCTCGTTCGCCTGCGTTTTTTATTTCGTCTTCCGAACGCCAGCCTTAGCGCCGTATTCCTTGATCTTTTCCAAACGGCCCTCGCCATTGGCCGCGCCTGCCGTCATGTGGACTTTGCCACCAGCCGCCCGCGCAACCTTGCCGCCATGCTTCGCACCCATCGGCCCCATTGGCCCCGGCGCAGTTGGCATTGGACGACCACCCGGCAATGCGCCTATGTTCGGTCCACCCGCAGGGATGGGCTGCGGCGCTGGCCTGGGAAGCGGAGCGGGCGCCGCAGCCCCAACACCGCCGGGAGCGGGGACCGGCCCGTCACCATGCGGCGCAACTGCGATGTTAATTTGGGTGTGAGGCTTTTTGTGCTTCACGCTCCCGCCAGCGGCGCGCTTCAGGGCGTCAGGTTTGACTTCTCTCTTGATCAAAGCGATGTCCTGCTTCGCATCAGAATGGACGTGACCGCCAGCAGCGCGGCCGACTTTTCCGCCAGCCTCTTCAATCCGGCGGTGCAGGTTTTTCTTGGCTTGGGCTTTGAAGGATTCCATGTGGAGATCTCGTCTTCGTGTGTGTTGATGTATGGCCTAAGCGCCAACGCCCGAGGCCAATCCGGGGTTCTGGTCTGCAATTACAGATTGAGACAGAGGATGGACCGCCAACTCACGGGCGAGTTGGAGTTTCGCGATGTTCTCCCGGCTCGCCCTGTCCGCCGCCGCCGTCTGCATCTGTGCCGCAATCTGCTGCTGCTTGAGAGCGCGGTCTTGCGCCGCCGCGTCGATCTTCATCTTCGCGACCGCAATATTTCCCTGTGTCTTCATCAGGTTCGGATCGGGAGGAGGCGCAGCCGCCGCCGCATTCGGATCGACCTTGACGAAGAACCTGTCAGGGTCAGCAATCCCAATTTCCCGCAAGGCGTATTCCTCAACCGCCTGATGGTCGTATAGATCGGGGTGCATGTCTGCCCGCTGCAGCAACGCCGCGACCTTCATCTGCCGGTGAAGCTGTGAAGGCGTGTTCGGATCGGCACGCGGAACCATGTCGCTGTTTTCGAGAGCAGCCTTCAGGGTATCGGCATTCCAAGGCGTCGCGCCGTCCCGACGATGCCGCCAGAGGGCTTCGGGGTCTTCGCTCAGCAACTCCTTCAGGATTTCAAATTCCTCGGCCTGCGCCGCGTGAATCCGCTTGTGGACCGCAGAGATGATCTTCTGAGCCTGATCGATCATCGCCAGCGTCGTGCCGACCGGCGCGTCTTGCCGCCCCTCACCGACCTGGATTTCAGCCGTGCCGCCGAGACGCCCGCCAGTTTCCGCGACATTGTTGATGAACTGGATAAAGGCTGGCCCTGCCTCTTTGTACGGCAGAGGCATGATTTGTTTGCGGATGTCTCCACCGACCGCATCGACCGCCGCGCCAGTGCCAGGCGCTACTCGGAATGATGTCGTTGCCTGCCGCTCGCCGCCCTTCGCATAGAGGAACCCCGGGAAGTTCGCAAACATCCCCGAGTCGGTGACGATGCGCCAAGCCGCCGTGATCGCCTGCGTCGTGTTGCCGAGGATGTGAAGGAGGCCAGAGGGATAGAAGCCAAACATCGGGACGAACGGATACAGGACAAAGACACGCCGCTTGATGCAGTCCTCGTCGCCCTCTTTCCAGTTCCGCCGGATTTCAACGATCTTCTGTGAGGTCTTCTCGATCACGATCTTGTAGGGAAGCGGGAGCCCGGTCTTCTTGCCGTCCTGCTCGTGCTCGAACCCTGGAATGTCGTAGTCGCAATAGGACTCGTAAATCGTGTGCTGCGTTTCCTTCGTCCGCGTGTTCTGTGACTTGGTGATGCCTTGGAGCGTCCCGATCTTGCGATCAAGCTGCGGAATATCCTCGTCCGGCTCCCCGATATCGACGTCACGATATGCGCCGGCCAACTGCATCCTGATCAAGGTTGCCGGTGACATCGAAATGCGGTGCGTCACGCGCGCCGCGTTCATGAGGTCCGTCGCGGTGTTATCGACGATCAGGTCTTTCGCGTCTACGCTCTCGAGGACCGGCCTCCTCCGAAGCGGGCAGTGATAACCCTTCTTGAAGCCCGCGCCCGAAAAGCCGACCTGAAACAACATGCGATCGGTATCGGGATAGTATTCTTTGCAAGTGCTCGTGAGGAACACATTCAGATCGTCCTCAAGCTGCTGCGCCTGCTCGTCCTGTACGCTCGTGGGCTGGCCTGCGTTCTTCACCTTCACAGGGCCGTCCGATGGCAAAAGCTCGCCCCTGGCGTTCGCCTGGAAGCGCAGGCAAGCTTCATTCAGTAAGGGGTGCCGAACCGTTGACATACCCTCAAGCGGTGCGCTCGAACTCGCTGCATCCGTCCGCGGATTCTCAAGCTTGATCCCGAGGAGATCCATCCCGCGCTCGCGCTGGCTGATCCATTGCGACCGGGAGCGTTCATCCTGCTCGATGCCTTCGAGAACGTCCGAGGCGATCTGGTTCAAAACCTGCTCGCTCAGTTGCTCCGCAAGGTTGTCGCCGTGCTTGCTGTCCTTGCCTTCGTCGTCGCCAAGGTTTGGATTAAAGTCGATCGTAACGCCGCCGTCAGCATCTTCGATATACAAGCAACCTTCGTCCGGGTCGAAACTCACCCCAGGCGCGAGGTCCAGGCCGGGGAACGGCAGAACCTTCCCGGTGCCTCGCGGCACAGGCTGAGATAGGGCTGGGATCATGGGAGATGGTTGCCTCTGTGGCTTAGCTAGATCAGCTTTTCAAGCGGAATGCCGAGAGTTTTTGAAAATATCTTAGCGCTTGCTTTTGATACGCCGCGCTTGCCGTTCACAATCTCAGAAACATGCCCACGCCTCATACCAGCCTTAACAAGATCGCGCTGACGCACACCAAGTTCTTTCATGCGATCTCTGATCGCAATAACTACTTGTGGCAGCATGGGGAAATGCTTATTTTCGTATTCTTCGACGGATGACGCAAGACGATCCAGTTCCTCACCCTCTGCCGTTCCTGCTTCAGCCATGAAGATTTCATCTATGCGCTTCATGGCCCTATTGTATTCATCTTCGGTCAGCATGGGATACTTTACCTAACCTCGGCTATCATCTTCGCCGCAAGGGCTGCGGTACGCGCTTCGCCGCGCTGCTCGGCCTCGCGGATCGCTTTCGTCAGGAGCGCAAGCTGCGCATGTTCATCGGTGATGGACTCGGCCCTGGACATACCCGCATATCCGCCTTCAGAAACGGCACGCCACGTCACGCAGTCCTTCAGATCGCTATGGAGCTTCGCGGCAATCTCTTCCGGCGTCACATCCACCACAGCCACGCACCCCAGAACACCACGTTGATCGCCACCATGACCCAAAGCGCTAGATTGCTCATCCGACCACCAAACGATAAACCGCAAGCCAGAAATCAACGCAAAAGAGCGTCGCGGCTATCCAGAACGATAAGGCAAACGTGTCCATGCCCCACCGTAACCGCTCGGTATCGGCTGGTCAATTGGCGGTTGACGTTATACCCGCTTGGCTTTGGCCTTCACGGCGTCGCGCTTCACCTTGCGCACCTGTTCCGCCGCCGCCTTCGGATCAAGGATGCCATTGCCGTCAACGGGCCAGGAAATAGAACCTGAGTCTGATGGTGTATCCTGATACCGATATGGAGGCATCTTCCCGCCTGTGGAAACGATGGAAGCAACGCGCTCCGCCGCCGCATCAGGATCGGCCGCAACCGTCTCCATCTCCCCGAGGTCGATAGGCTCACCGATGTGGGCGACAACGGCACCATCCATAAGCGCAGGGTCAGGATTGATCTCGTCTATGGAGCGAACGATCTCAACAGGTTCGTATGACCACGCCTCAAAAACTGCAGAAGCCCGCACCCGCCCCTTAGCCACTAGCCACCGAGTAAACGCCGCGTCCCACTCCTCAACCGTCACAGGACGATACTCGCCGCCCAGCCGCCTCGCGTGGTGCGTCTCCTGCACGAAAACATGCAGATCAGACGACCTAGCCTTGGCCCAGAGGTCTACCTCGATCTTGGCGCCGTCACTCATACCAAGCTCCGTATTTGTACGGGTTGCGATAGTCCGGCATGTTTGCCAGCTTCGCGGCGACCTCGCTCGATGTCCGCTGATATTCGGAGTCATCCGGCGAAACCGCGAGCACGAGACCGGCCAGATAATCCTCGGTGAAGAAGGGCTTCTTGGTGTCGGGCTGCGTGAAGCCGCGATTGTATTGGGTCGCGCCCATTGGAACGTGCATCAGCCCCGCCCTCCCGTCAACTCCAGGAGAAGAAATCTGTCCGTAATCTCGCTCATGCGATCAGCGATCCCCCGCCGAAGCGCAGCCCGTCCAGCGCGAGAACGGTAGAACAGTTCGGCCGATGACACCTTGTACCAGGGACGACGATCAATCTTGATCGGGATACCCCACTCTCGATGTAAGAAAGACTCGGCGTGCCGTTCCGTGACTGGCTGAAACTCGCCATCGTCGACATGCAGCCGTCCGGCCGTCCAAATCGGGAACGTAGAATGCCTCAACGGCTTCATGTCGCGCGCCAACTTCTCAAGGTCTTCCGGCTTCAGCCCGTTCGCAAAGCAAGCCATCAATACCCCCGCAACCCATTCGAGTTCGCCGCGACCGAGGCAATGTTGCCCATGTCGAGCGCAGGATAGCGTTTCTTAACCGCGTCCGTCATCACCTTCGACAAATGCTCGCGAGCGCTCAGCGTCGCCGCGATGTCCTGGCTTTTGGTGGCTCCCGAGATAACCGCGCCCATCGCCGCCGCCATCGCCTCCCACATCACATGAGCGGGGATCTGCTGGTTCGTCACGATCAACCCAAATGCGGTTACGCGGAAATAGCTCTCCAAGGCATCAATGAAGTTCGTCGGAGGTGTCGCGACTTGCGGCTCCGGTGCCGTGGCTTCTGCTGCTTCGGACATTGGCTTCCCTTCCGTTTGTCCTGATGATACTATCGCCAGATGGCTGACGAACCCGAAAATCTCACCCTCGATCAACTTCGCAACCAACTGTTGCCCGATCTCATCGCCATCGATGTCGATGCACTGGACTTCGCCGCTATCGTGGGTGGAGACGAAGAGGCCATCAAGCGGTTAAAGGATCAAGCCATGATCGCCGCAAAGACTGCCGAACCCGATAGCCTTGCGACTCGTGTCAAGAACGCTATCCCGGCGCTTAAGTACGCCGAAGACCTTGCTCGACATAAGGACGCTCCGCTTACCGAAGAAGACCTTCATACCATCGGAGAAGCCTGCGAGGATGCCATTATCGCGATACGGCTTCTTTGGACAAACATCAGCGGTATCCGATGACCGATGAACTTGAAGAGGTGAGACCTTGATCGCCATCGTCATCGCCGCATCGTTCGCCGCTGGGTGGTGCGCTCATCGGTGGTACATCGAGGCACTGCCCACGAGACACTAGGCCGAGGCTTCCGGCTTCGCGCGACGCTTGCGCATGTAATCCCGATGCGATGCCCGGTGCTTGTCAGCGTTCTCCGCGCGCCACGCCTTCGTGCGCTCCGCTGGCGTGATCTTCGGAGCTTTGACCTTGTGAGGTATGCTTTCCGTGTGAGGTATATCTTTGTGAGGTATGTTAGGTAACGGCTTCTCAGTCTCGGCTTTCCGGCGCTTCGTCGCCACCTTGGCCGGTTTCTTGGCCTCTACGGTCGACGTGAGCACTTTCGGCTGCATCGCTGGCCGGTCACGTTCACCGTGGACCTTGACCTTGGCGACCCTCGCAGGCTTTGCCTCGCCCTTGGCGATCGTGAGAGCTTCCTTCAACCCTTCCTCGATCTTGGCCGCTGGCTTCCGCTTCACCGGCTCCGCAATGCGTTCGAACCTGATTGCCATTTTCGCCCCTGTTTTTCGCTGCCGTGCCTACTCAGTGCCTATTCGCAGCAGAACCTTGGCGGAAAAACACAGCAAAACTAAGGCTTTAACCCAGCAAGACCCTCATGTTCCTAATATGAAGGCCGCGCTCAAACCGGATAAAGCGGCCCTTGCGACACCGACTTGTAGTCCCGCGCCGCGCGAAGGTTCGCCGCGGCTTTCTCGGAACGGCGAGTGAGGAAGCCTCGCTCACGAAGCCAATAGAGCGCTTGCGTTGCCGAGTCGGCCAAATCGTCGTGCTTACCGCGAGGAAGGACCGCGCATTCATCCTCAACTAGTTGCGCCCAATTGCGGTCCGGACGCCAAACCTGACCCTCGCTGAATATCGGCTGGACGCGGATCGCCCGCGCAACCTTGTCGAACCGGCCAGGGTTCACGAGCTCGTAAGAGCATAGGTCTTGATAGAGGCGAAGCATCTCGATGTTGACATCGTGGCCGCTGGCTTTGTCCTCGATCAGAAGCCGGTCGACCTTGAAACGCTTCACAGCGTCCGCTACGTGCTCCACCAGCCCCCAATTGACTTTGGTGCGCGCCTTGTATGCCGAATTGCTTTCCCCCGGCCAGCGCTCAATTGTGGGGCCGTGAAGCGGTAGCCACTTCTGCCAGGCATACAGCATGAGAACCGCGCGATTGCCGTCCTCATCGTCGAACGTCCCCCAAATCGTCAACGCGCTAGGATCGTTCTCTTCCTTGGATGTAAACGCCGGATCAAGCGAGGCGACAACATAATCGCACAACGGAACCTTGACCGGATTTCCGGCCTCATCCTCATCTGGCAAGATGTTCCAGTATTCACGCTTCAGGATACCGCCGCCGCGCGGCTCGGGCGATTGCTGGAACTGGCCAGCCGTCGCATAAGGCCCCATCGTCGCCTTGAGTTCATCCACAACGTCGCGAGGAAACCGCGCCTGCCATGCAAGCTCGCCGTCCTCGGTGCGCGGATCAGTCCACCCGATGCACGTTGGAACCTTGGAATACCTAACATCGTGCTCCATCCTGATGATAAGGTGCTCATACGCGAGATGCTTATCGAGGATGGTGCCAGAAATATCGTTCTCGCCGGTCCGCTGCTGAATGTTCACGATGGCGCCGGTTGCCGCGTCGTTCAAGCGTGTCGGAACAACTTCGAGAAACCATTGATTCGTTGAGGCGATAATCGCCTCGGACTCGGCTTCTTTGACCGAATTTCCGTCATCAATGACGAATCTGTCAGATCTTTCGCCAGTGCCGACACCACCCACCGATGTCGCGAGCTTCCAGCCGGTTTGATTGTTCGCCACCTTGACCAGATTGAACTGATCCCTCGATGGCGCAAACACATCGCCGTACATCTCCCGATACTCGGGCGACATGATCACGTTGCGAAACCGCACGTTATCACGGAGCGTAAGGCTTTGCGAATAGCTTGCCGCGATGAACCGATATGTCGGCATACCTAACGCGCCCCACTCGTAAGCGGGCCAAAATACGTTGGCGCACATGGACTTCATGAAGCCCGGCGGCACGTTGATCAAGAGCCGCGTTATCTCACCGCGCGAAACGGCTTCCAGATGATCGCAGACAGCTTCTAACGGCCAGCCTTCGATGAGAGGGCGCGCAGGCTCAACACACGGCCAGAAATACCGAACGAACCGGATCAGTCCGCCCGGTTCAGTGTGAGACTCGCGTTCTTCCAGAAGCCTTAGCCGTTTCATCGCCAAGGCCAAGGTCCGCAATCTCTCGCTGGACATAATTCCTAAGTTCCTCGGCGTTCATGCCTTCGATCGAAACATTGATGTTCTGGTCAATCTCGTGCTTGTCGCGCCATTGTTCTTTACGCCGGTTCTTCAGCCAGAAGATCGCCGCAGTCGTGTCAGGCGGAACATGCTCAACCGATTTAGCGCGAACGACCTCGCCTTGGAACTGGAAAATCTTCTCGCTCTCGTATGTATAGCCGATTGCCTTGTGATACAGGCTGCGTTCAACGCGCTCGTCGCTGGCGTCTTTTCCGCTCTTTATGGCCTCGCAAAACTCAGGGTATTTCGCCAGCCAACGATAGATCGTTGCGACGTGGACCTTGAAGAAGTTCGCGAGTTCAATGTCAGTGAAACCCTTCTCGCAAAGCACCTTTGCTTGCGCGGCAAACGCCTCGTCATACTTTGTCGGGCGGCCACCTTGATCAACTTCAGATGCGTCAACGACCGGCTTTGATTCGTCGCGTTCTTTACGCGGAGCCATAACTTTTCTCGGTCATTTTGTCGCACCTTTCGTTTCTGTAGTTTAAGCTCTCTTGATATTGTATATCATGTGATATACATTAGGGTCATCGACACAGGAGAAAGAACCAAATGATCGACAGAGGCAGACGAGAGCGAAGAAGCCTAATGCCTCGGAAACACGACACAGCAATATCGGTCCGCCTCAGTGCAGACCTTCTTCGAGAACTGGACGAGTGGTGTAGCGCACAGGAAGTCCCGCCAAAGCGAAATGCGGTCGTACTGGCAGCTATTCGCTTCTTTCTGGACCAGCGGGCGCACCGAAAAACCTGAACATCAAATCACATCTTTGTCTTGGAGGTTAAGATGGCTGAAATCTATATTTTTGGAACCGATAAGCCACCCTATAAGGTTGGATGCTCCAGATCTTCAAAACGCAGACGAAGCGGCCTTAGACATAATCGCTCACAGCACCCACATGATTGCTCATCAGGAACAATCAAATCCTCATATCCGATTGAACTTGAGAACGTGTGGAAGGCGGAAAGAGCGGCGCATAAGGCTTTCTCCTATTGCCGGATAGGAGAACTCGAATGGTTCGATGCTCCGCTCGCGGTTTTGCAAGAAACTATTTCCAAAATAGTTTCTGACATGGCTGGACCTAACCCTATAGGCGAAGAAACCCCTCCGACTTATGTATTTCATCCAATTCCAGGCTGGCCAATGCAGCCTGTATTCCACATATATGAGTATTACAATCATTTGGCTAGCGCCCAGATCGGTCGCCCACGCAAAACTGAAGCCTTGGCCGCTGAAGCCTTGAAGCTCCGAGGCGAAGGATTGTCGCTTAAAGCGATCGGAACGGCTCTAGGAGCGAGCGCTGAGACGATACGGAGCATACTACGAGCACAAACTGTAGGCCACGCTGAAGACCATTGCGACTAGGCACGCCCTCATCACCGCAAAAACAGGAGAATCAAAATGTATTGGTCGTATTTCATAAAATGCATGGTCGAATGGAAAATGGGGGCGCGCAATGTCTGATCGTCCTTCCCTTGATGAAGTCGTCCGCGCCATTTATGATGGCCTAGTCGAGGGCGATCATAACTGCTTTATAGGAATGTTATCCGATTATGAGCGCGGCAATCCTGTTACCATTGATGGATGCTTCGACCTGGCTATAGTCGCCAATCTTCTTTTGGAGCGTCTTTGGCCTCAATCATGAGACCGTGAGAAGCTGAAGGAGGCGGCGAGTTAGCCGCCTTTTTTGTCGTCTATCGGTATCGAGTTAGGAGACACCGGACCGTCATTTTCGATCTCACTGAAATCGAGAGGCAAGGAATCGATCTTTCGAATCACAAAAGGCGCGTACAGCGCTTCGAGGCGCCTGCGCTCTATCGCGTGAAGCTCCTGTACCGTCCATCCATCAGGACCGCGAGGCGGAAGACCGGCTTCCGATCGGTCGTGATCGGTGATCAGATCCGCGCCGACTTCCATTAGAACGTCGCGAATCGCATTTGAAATCGCCCGTCGCGCTCCATGCGACGCCTCGTAGCGGATGTACGGCGACGCTTTTTCAATCCGCCGCTCTATCTCAATCGCGAGACCTTCAGCGCGACGCTGGCGCAGGTTGATTCGTTGCAGTTCGTCTAGGGCTTTGCCGCTGCTCATCTCATCCCCGCTTTCTTGGCAAGTTCGCGAATCTCGAACTTCAAGCGGAGATAAGCCCAAACCGCGCCGGGAACCTTGGCCTTGCCAAGCGCCCAGCGATTGACGGCGGAATAATCGGTATCAATCTCGTCAGCGAATTTACGCTGGGAGACATCCAAATCCCGCAGGCATTGCCTGAAATCTTCATTCGTCCTAGTTTCCATGGTGATAAACTAGGACGATCAATATTTTTTTTCAAGAAAAATTTCAAAAGGCGCTTGACTGGTATGGGCGATTGTCCTACATTCCAACTCACAGGCACAGAACACCGGCCTGGCGCGAACCGCATAAGACCCGGCGGATGAAGGTCTACGATCACGCGCCGAAACCGCAACCGGAGCTTGGGCTGTAACGCCTAACTATTTTCGAGATCGGTCCCCCTTGAGGGTTTCACCAACCACCGAAAGGAAAAGACCTATGCGAGTTACTAAAGATCAATGGAACGGTCGCCAAGCTTGGCTTGTCGAAGGGCTTACCCTCAAGGATCGGCTCTACGCGAAAGACGGTTGGCGGATAATCGTCGGAAGCGAGGTTATCGCAATAATCCCATCGCCTGATGGCAACCAATGGCAGGAAGTCATCATCGACGCACGCAACGAACCGGAGGCGATGGGCTACTGGCGCAAGCTAGAGAAAAGCCCGTTCAAGCTTGCCGCTGCTGTTCAGCGCGACCTAAACGGGCGCGATGAAATCGTAGTTCACGCATCGTACTAACCACCCCACAACGGCCCTCTTAGGAGGGCCACAACCTTTATGGAGAACACCATGACAATGTATCTGTATCTACTTACCCGGAGCTTCAACGTCCGTGCTCATGAGAAGCTTCACTTCGAGGCGCGGGACGACGACGCGGCTAAGCAAGTCGCTATGTCAATTCGTGGCAGGCTTGGGTAGTGGGTATGACTCCGAGTTGCGCGGGCTACAAAATGACGCGCAATCAAGTTGCGAGGTTATTGATGACGAGAAGAGCGATAGGCCCCGCGTTCCAACTTGCCGACGTGCGGGCCGATAACATTAAGGCCCGTCTCTAGTCGCCGTGGAAAGCTAGAGAGACGGGCCGTGGTAAGCGCCTTCAAGGAGGTGTGGCAGAGTGGTCGAATGCAGCGGTCTTTAAAACCGCCGGACTGTCGCAGGTCTCGTAGGTTCGAATCCTACCGCCTCCGCGCACGCTTTTCAGCGTGCGAATCATATCAGAATTTGGCGGCGATGCAAGTTGCCGTCATGTAATGAACGATTCACACAGGAAATAGCTATGCCTAACGACTTCATCGACTGGCCGGGTCAATCCGGAAAAACCTATCGCTACTGGTTTCTCAACAGCCCAAAGATCGCACAAAACATCAAAGCGGAGGGTGGAAACTACGCTTTTGTAAAGCGTTCGGCGAACGGCAACTTTGTCCCTCTCTATTTCGGACAAGCAGACGATCTGCAAGCCCGAATTCCAAGCCATGAACGCTGGGATGACGCATCACGCATCGGCGCTACGCACGTTATGTCGCACACCACACCAGCCGGAGAGCAAGCTCGGTTGACTGAGGAGCGCGATCTGATCCAGCGCTGGAACCCCGTGCTAAATATTCAGCATCGGAAGTTATCCTGACATTGGGATTACAGGGATCGTTATTACTCTCCAAGGTGCCAGGGGAGCAAGGAAGGCCTGTCATTCTTGCCAGGATCATCGAGTTCCAATCTTTGATCGAGTGTTTCATGGCAGCCTTCCCTCCTGTAAAAACAAAGCTCGCCGGATTTGGTTTCCGGCGATCTATTTGTGATCGAATAGATAGCTTATTTCTTCGCCCAACGCGTCGCCGCCGCCTTCTTTGCGATCTCCGCACGACGCTCTGATGTCATGTTTTCTGCGCGAGCCTTGCCACCTTTGAGACCGCCGCGCCGCCCGAGACTGACCGCCGCCGCGTCTTTGCCTTGTTCTTCTGGGGTCGGCTCCCGATCCTCAATCTCACCCGTTGCCACATCGACAACTAACTTGGCGAGCTGAGCCGGATCACGGGGGCGTTTTTTGCGTGGTGTTTCCTGTGTCATGCCTCTGAATATGGCATGGTCGATTCCGTTAGGCTAGCCTATGTCAATGGGCTTTAATTTCAAAAGTACCCACTACCGCGGCGCGATTACCGCCGCCTGCTTCGTCGGCGGTCTTATCTGCCTTGGCGTGTTTATTTTTGCGCTCGCTTGGGAGGCCGCTAGAGCCTGGAAGCGCACCGCCTACCAGCGCGCCATGAGGCGATACGAATCCGCGCAAGCCGATCTTCGCGCAGCGTGGAGGGCGTGATGCTTTACCAAGTCGCGATCTACAACAAATGGACCGGCGAATATGTCGGGACCGTCAACTACTCAGCCGGCAATCCAATCGTTTTCGATTGTTTGGAAACTGCCGAGGCTTATGCGCGCTGCGAGAACAATTACGATGGCGCTTATAATCGGTATGAAGCCTGCGAACACCATGAGGCAACCCAATGACCACCCAGGACCGCGAGGAGTTCTCTGTGTGCCAGTTCTTCGAGGATGGCACATCGGAATATGTCCGGCGCAATGTCGGCCCCAAGGAGGCCGTAGACGCCGCTCACCACTACTGCAACAGCGTCGGAGCCCGCATGGGCTTCACCAAGCGTGTCATCATCACCGATGGCGGAGACTGCGTTAATTTCGAATGGGTCTATGGAAAGGGAGTCACGTTCAAATGACCCGCTACCTCACACCAACGAAGCGTCGTGCGCAACACCGGACGATGCACCTCAATGCGTGGCTCGTCTATCTCACGCGATGAGGAGGCCGAGCCCCACAACACAACAAGCGATCGAGATCCCCGAATAGACCTCGATCGGCACCGCGTTCACGTCCTGGCCCCTGGCCGCTGCACGAATGACCCTCGCGACCATGAGCGCGAGCACAAAAAAGGAGGCCGCGATCAACGCGATGCCTGCCTGATGAATGATGGTCATGAGTGATTCGCGTCGACGCCCTTGCTGTTTTCACAGCCGAATTTGCGGACGCAAGACTAAATTTCCCAATGAAATCAGGAGTTCAGTTCGTTACCCCGACCGCACCGCGCTTAGCGCAAGGCGCAATTCTCCCGACGAATCGCAACATAGCAAGCCGGGCGGAGTCTGTCAAGCCTGCATAATAGGGAATCTGTAAAATTCCGCAACAGAATTCAAACAAGCCTGCACCCGGCTTACTCCCGCGCTAATCGACTGCCGGTTATCCGAGTAGCCGGACATCACCATGCCGAGTGTGGTCAACGTCGATGCGTGGACGTCTCGGTGCCCGCTCGCTCGGTGATAATCTCGGGTAAGCTGCTCGATCAATCCCCGCTCCTCGTGCCGTAGCCACTCCCAAAGCCGCGCATACTCGTCCGCCGCCGATGTTAGGTAGATGTACGGCTTAGACCGATCGATGGCGCGCTCAAGCTCCTCGCTGTTGTTGAAGTACAGGCTGTACTCGCTCAGAGGATCGACCGGCAGGGAGGTGTCAACGCGCTCCTGATAGCTCACCGTCATGCCGCCTGTGCTCCCGTGGGCCGCGCACACGACCGCCCACCATTTGGCCCATGCCAGGACGTGATGCCGGCGCAATCGGCCCCGGCGGCGAATGTCCTCGATGATAGACCCCTCTTGGAACTCCAAGAAATCGGTGCACGGTCTGTGCATCGTTAAATATCGGGACATGGTGTTGAGGGATTCGCGGACGAGAATTTCGTATTGGGAGCGCTGCTTTGCGAGCTCGCGCTTGCTGGTCTTGCCTGCCACCGATGCCCCGCTGATTGCCAGTCTCAACGCAGCACAACCGACGCACCGAAGATAGTCACAGATCCCTGAAGTTGACAAGGTGCGATTGACGCGCCGTGAACCTGCGGTTAACGTGCGGGCATGGCACAAGCTGATTTATTTTGCGAGGCACCTGTCATCGACGGGCGATATACCTGGCAGGAAGGCACCTCGGCGGGAGGGAACCCGTTCTATCGGCTGCTCGACCGCGGCGAGGAGACTCGGTGGTGGGTGCGGCATCGATTGAATTGCAGGACCACCACGCGCGTTTGGTTCATCGTCACGGATTTCGGTGCTTACATCGGCGGAGAGTTCGAAAACAGCAACGACGCCAAGGCCGCGCTGATCGACATCAAACACGGTCGCACATAGGCCCTAGATCCGCATCTCCCCCTGTACCCGCATTTTCTTCTTCAACGGTTCATATTTTGGACAATGGCTTCGATAGAGGCCGTGCAGAGGAACATCGTCGTCAGCCATGCACATTCCAAAGTTATGATGGTGTGGCCCGCCAAAGTGAGAGCACTTCCCGCAAACGGCCTTTTTCTTCGTGTCTTCGGCAAGTTCAATGTCTCCGGTTTCGTCCATCTCAATCCCTATCTATTGTGTTACTTTAGTCTTACGCCCATCTTAGGTTGTGCGGCAATTCTGCAACACACCGCACCCGCCCTACTACCTTAATATTAAGGTTGTTTTACCTTATCCTTAAGAGCTGATCCTTCGGTTCAGGCTTCTAAATTGGCACAGGTTGCCCTTGCCGAGATGTTTTCTCGGCTTGGACCAGTGCCAAATGCTCGATGTTGTCTGATCCTTTCGGACGAGGCCCCCGGCATGGCCCGCTGGTCGAATTGACTCGCCAACGGCGGACTGTTCTCAGTACGAGCCGGAAATCAGTACCACTCGGCTCCTACCTTTATCCGGGGTTTCTCCCGGCCCGCGCGCGTCAGTCTCTTAGGTGCTGCGCCGCCCCTCAGCGGTCTCATAGTAAGGGCGTTTCATGAACTTGGCGCTACCGTCTACCGTGCATGGCCTACCGACCACCAAGCTCTAATCTCGGCGGTGGTTAAGTCTGACTTGTAGAATTGAGGTTGACGCAGGTCTGCGTGCGTGTATCTTGGGCCATAGCTGGCATTTGCTTTCTCTGCTGGCTCGTCCTGCTTGTCTGAGAAACAGAGCAGGAGAGGACCGCCCGGACCTATCCCTCCGGGCGAGGGGATTGCGGAAGCGAGAAATCGCCTACGCTCGGGGACTGTAACACATTTAAAACCCCTTCCTTTGCATCTGACTGGATGCCGAGGAAGGGAACCCCTCTAAACCACACGGATATTCTAAAAATCCTCTGCTTGATGTCCGGTTTCGGAAAAATCTACCGCAATCCGCACGAAAAAAGCAAAGTTTGCACTAAGTTGACGTAGCCTCGCGCCGAGCTTGATACTATGTTACCGCTTTCAAAACCTTGCCCTGTTGCAAGGCAACCGAGAGCCTTTCTTTCTGTGCCTTTCTAAGATCAATCTCTTTGCGTATGAGCGCCCGTTCTTCGTCTGTTAGGTCTTTCCAAGGGCGCTTGGGTGTGTAAGGAAAAATCTTCTTGCTGGCACCGAACTTACTCTGGCGTCTAGAGGTCATTACCTGTCCCCCTCGTGTCCCGTTGCCATCAAGGACGGTCGCTGGTCCTAGCTCTAACAGCGAACCAACCCAAGCAAAAAGCGATCACCCATGACCCAATGACCGGCCGACCGCCTTCCAAGAGCGGCCATGCCCCAAGCAAAGCAAGGGCGATGGCCAATAACACAAGAATATATCTAACCATGCTCTTTCTCCTAATGTCGCATCGGCGCTTCGAGCAATGCAGGAAGCAGCGTCCTCATGTACTGATCACCGCACACCGCCGCATTAAGCAACGTCAGAATAACGGTTGCAGTCTCATGATCAAGCTGGCGTCTTTCGACCTCGGATTCCCAATCGGCGTCTTCTCCGCAGGCGTCGGTTATTTCCCTGCACAACCTGATTATCTGCTCAATCGCTTCTTTCATAGTGTCCTCCATTGTCAAATTTAGGTTTACGCCAGTTCTATTTTAAGTGTCCATCCAAAAACGCAAAGCGCACAGAGTTATTCGACCTCGATGCCGACATACACCCACCACCGGCCATTGCCGCCAAGCAAAATAGACAACACCGCGAGAAACCGCAGCCACGCCAGCGCGGGAACCCACCGGCAAGAGGTGCTGTCGAGCGCATGAGAGCCTGATACCGCTACCCAATGCGCCGGCTGCTTCCGCCATCCGCCGAACTTGATTAGGGCAATCCCGTGCTCCGGTAATCTCTGACCCACCAGTCGATAAGATCGCCCCGCGCACCGGATTATCTCGGGAAGCAGCGCCGTGTCGAGGGCGTGTTGCGGCTTTCCCTCGGGGATGAGGCGGCGCACGTCTCCAAGACGTAGACCCAGAATCGCCGCCAGGGCGACCGGCCCGCAGTCAGCACCCCACCACAGATTCGCAATGAGATGGTCGAGGTGGCCGAACCTGCGCGCCGGGAGCATCAGCGCTTCTCGATGTTGATCACGAAGCCGTCCTTGTCGGTCGTGACGATTTCGCCCTGCAACTCTTCGGCCTTGAACTTCTTTTCCGCGAACGCCTTCAGCGCTTCCTTGGACGAGGCGGTGATAGTCGCGCCGTCCTTTTTGACCGTGATTGGCTGTTTTTTTTCGCCCATGGCTTACCGCTTCCTTTTTGAAAGGAACCTCTTGCCCGCCGTACAGCAAGGCAAGAGGCATTTCCCTTTAGAAAAATCAGAACTTGTACCTTGTGCGTGGCGCGGTCGCGCCGTGTCTCATTAGGTTTTTATCTCCGAAAGTTTGGTCTGTTGCGCTCACTTCTGGTTGCCGCCTTTGGTATCCATAGTTGGCAACGTAAACGATTGGCTATTGCCTTTCGCGTGTACCTATTGTATGCTCTTTGGATACCTCAGTCAAGAAGGGGCTTTACGAACTCATGCGGATCATTCAAAACGCTGTGATGCCATTGGATGACCAATTCCGCATACGCTGCGACAAAAGCTGGAAGGCCGCGCTTGAAGACGTGGCCGGACGACGAAAAATGAAGTTCGCAGAATGGGTTCGTTTTGCGCTTGCCGAGCAAGCTATCCGATGGTTCAAGGAGAATAAGCTCCCTGTACCGGATGCCCTTGTTGACTTGACAGTCAACGAGGAGCCAAAAAGTGGCAACAGGGCAGTACCTTCTTCCCCCCTATCTAGGAAGACCGATCCCGAGCCTAACTTCTGAAGATATTTCCCGTTTTTGGAGAAATGTTCTCAAGACAGAAGACGAGGACGGATGCTGGCCCTGGATACCAGCTCTCGAACTCAAGGAATATGGACAGTTTAATGTCTCCGGTGCTTTGCGCTGCGCCCACCGTGTATCTTATTTCTTAGAGACCGGCATTGATCCAATTGGTTTTGAGGTGTGCCACAAGTGTGACTATCCGCCTTGTGTTCGACCGTCTCATTTGTTTCCTGGGACAAGCGCCGACAATGCAGCAGATAAAATAAGAAAAGGCAGACACAGGGGAACCGGAGAACTCCCTGCATCAAGATTGACGCTAATCATTCCTCCTAATGAATACGAAATGATTAAGCGCGCCGCAGCCGCCGACCGACGCTCAGTCACAAACTTCATCCTATATTGCACAAGTCTGCACCTTGAGAAGCTCGGGTTTGTTTCTACGGATGAGGATACTCTATGAGTATTCACCATCTTCTCCAATTCCCGACGACGAGGCCCCCGGCACCAAAACCCAAAAGGGGCGCAGGCCGTAACGACAAGATAAGCCCGTGGACCGGCCCTCGCGTAGACCTCCTTATCGCGCTGTGGGCTGATGGGCTTGGATTGACGTGCAGCGCGATTGCCGCGCGCCTGAACGATCCAGTGGCTTTTCCTGACGCTCTGCCGATCACCGAAGACGCCGTGATCGGGAAGATTGCCAGGCTAGGACTAGCTCACAAAGATCCACAACTCCGCAAGAAGCAAGTGCGCCAGGGGCGGATACGCTGGCTGGCGGCACAGCGCGCAGCGAATCCGACCGAACCGAAGCGGACAAAAAAGCGGACATTTGCGCCGAAGCAAAACCCGCAACCATTTCGTGGCAGGACTGTCAATATTACGCTTGATGTCTCGTTCGAGCGGCTTCGAACCGGACAGTGCCATTACATCGAGGAGGCTTCGAGCCTGCTCTACTGCGGACGCGACCGCGCGCCGGGCTCTATCTGGTGCCCCGAACACCGGGCGATCTGCACAGCGCCCTCGCGTGCCTCGCCCGTCAATAAACGGTTGCCTCTGCGTCAGCTTGAGGTGTCCAGATGAAGAAGCCGCAGCCCATCCTCACCGTAATTGAAAATGAGATCGTCGAGGACATCTCCGACCTCGGCCACTTTGTCCGTGTCAGCGTCGGATTCCTGTATGCGCTCGCTTGCATTCTCGTGATGTATGCGAGCGTCGGGATCGTCGCGCTGTTCACCGATATTCTTGCGGTTCAAGTCGGCCTCGGCGTTGTCCTCGGCTTTGCTGTCGCCAAAGCTCCGATCCTGCTTATCCAGTGGCTTGAGGACAGTTGGCGCGTCGTTACCCGCGTCGGACACATACGGGCGTATGGCGTGATCCTGGCCGTCCTGGCGATAGGTCTCGGCGCGTACTGGTATTTCGCGCCGGCACATTGGCGCTGGCATCCGAAATTCCCGGCACCTGATCACGTGACCACCGTACCGCAGACCGTGCAGCCTGTCCCGGCCCTAGCGCCTGCAGCGGTCCTGCCTGATGTGCGACCGCTCATGACACACCTGAAGCGACTTCACAAACCCGTGCAGCGTAAGAGGCACCGCTAATGGAACCTCCTTTTTCGGATTTTTTCATCGCTGGCCTTGTTTGGGGAATCATCGGCCTGCTCTTTGGCTTGGCTCTCTGTGCAGCGTATCGCATACCGGCGAAGGCCGCGCAGATCATGATGATCGGCGGCGTTTTTATCGGCTGGATCGTCGAAGCGTTTATCCGTTCTGGGCCAGCGCAGCAGATCACCCGAACTGAGCACACATACCGACACATCACGGTTGACTGGACGCCGCTTGTTTGGGCGATTGCGGTTTTCCTTTTCGTTGGCCTTCTGACCATCGCACGCGAGTTGTTTGGGCGAAGAGGCGAGACGATCAAGGGCGAACTGATAGCGCCGCCAGCGCAGCAGCGCATCGCCAAAAGAAAAAACCTCCCAGCCATCAGGAAAGCCGCAGAATGAGCAAATCTCTCATAAAGGCACCCACCTATAAGCCTGCAAAATTCTATGGGCATAAGACCGTTGAGGCTGTCAGGGCCGAAATGGATGCCGCAGAGGAACGTCGACGGCAAAATGAGCTTCGTCAAGCCGCACATGAAGCGGAAGTTGCTAGACTATTGGGGGAGCGCGACAGGTCTCGGGCCAAATCCGCCGACGATAAACTTCATGCCGCCGCGATGGACCCTGAGAGGACGGAGAAACAACCGTGAGCGGCGAACTCCAAACTGTAACCTTCCAGGCGAAGAACACAAATTCTTCGCCGCCGCCGTTGCCCTATCACATCGAACAAGGGTTGCGCGGGGCCGTCGGAACGACGCGCCTGCCGTCCGAGCTTTCCAGAAACAGCAACGCGATCGGTAAGCTGATTGCTGTCTTCAACTTTTTCGGCGTCCTTTGGATTCTATGGCCGACACCAATCGTTGCGGCGATCCTGGCTTCGATCATTGCCTATGTCTCGGCGTCGCTGGCCGGCCTGTTCCACGGAATACCATACCTGCGGCAACGCCGGGACGACTGGACCGCGACGAACTGGCGGCTTCTCAACCTGTGCCTTGCAATTTCATGGGCGGCGTCGGCGGTGATCGCCTATTTCCTGATTTTTTACCCGCCGACGATCCCGACACAGGCTTTCCGGCACGTTCGCTCACTTGATGGGCTGCGCGCCAATCTCAGGGCCGTGTCCGATGATTGCATTTATCGCGGCTATCGGTGCGGGCTGCGCGAAGAACTTTCCGCCGAATTAGCCGACGCGAAGCGTGAGAATGAACGAGCTCCGAAATGGGAAATCCGCTGGCCAGGAGCGCCGCGAACAGACGAAGACCTGCAGCGGGCGTGGCTCACCTATGCCGCCGCCGTCCTGATGCTTGGCGCCGCTCATGGTTTATCGGCCTATGGCTCTCCGTTCTCGGCAGAGACAGGTAATGCGATCTGGCGCGAGCCGCATACAGGCTATCCCGGGGCGGGCACACAACCACCTCCGAAGCCGGCCGACGATCAAGATGTCTCCAGAGTGTTCAAAATCTGGCTGGCACGCTGCGTCAAGATCTCTCCCGATCCTAAACAGTCAGTGTCGATAGCCGACGCACACGCAAAATACAGCACTTTTTGCAAAGAGAACAAAACCGCTCCGATGGATCTCGCTGCGTTCAAAGCGCGGATGAAATCTGATGGCGGACTTGATTCGGTTGGTGATGCGTATCAGGGGGTGACTATTGGGGATGGAGTGATCTAGGCGATGGCCATAAATGGCGCTATTTTGCAGGACATGCCAATCCTGCTTCAAAGACTGCTTCCGAAGACTCCGTGGCTCCTTGTCGCAATCGACGGGAACCGGCGGTATGTTGACACCATCCCCTATGATGGGGATGTGGACCGGCCCGAAGCCAACAAGTTCATTTCGGAGCAGCAATCTTTTGGCCGCGAAGTGCGCTGCCTCGCCGGCTGTCCGCGCTCATTTCTCATCAGGCGCCCAGATTTCGACGATATTCGCGATGTATCGGCGATCTGTGTCCGTCTACCGTTCAGCCAACAAGACGCTCTGGGACTCCTTCAGACGCCGCCGGCAGTCACCTTTCCCTACCGTGGCGCGATCATTGCTGTATGGCGTTTCGAGACGCCCGTGCCTGTTCTCGTGGCGTCCAAGATTGAAGAACTGTTCGCGCGACGCTTCCCCGGGGCCGAACGGCTGAACTTCTTCGTCCCGATCGTTCCGAAGATCCCCTACGACCATTTCATTGACCCAAAGCGGCCAGAAGACGCGCTTAAGTGCGGAGCCGCGCCTGTGCGGCACAGTAACCCGGCCGTCAAGCGCCAGGCTGAAGCCTTGATGGAGACGTTGGGCGACTATGGCTTCGAAGGAGAGATCAAGAGTGTCAAGACTGGCCCTGTCATCACGCTTTACGAGATTGAATTAGCCAAGGGTACGAAGTCGGACGCGATCGTTGCGCGGGCGGATGACGTTGCTCGCAACATGGGTTCTGAGTCTGTACGCATCATCCCCAACCTCGGGCCAAAGACGATTGGCGTTGAACTACCCAACGACAAGCGCGAGATGATCCTGTTTCGAGAGATGGTCAAGTCTGAAGCCTACAGAAACAGCCAAGCGGTGTTGGCTCTCATCTTGGGCAAGGCCACAAACGGAGATCCGTTAATCGTAGACCTCGCGACAATGCCTCACATGCTGGTGGCCGGTACAACCGGATCAGGAAAATCCGTAGAACTGAATGTGCTGATCCTGTCCCTCCTTTTCGGGCACCCGCCAGAAGAGTTGCGGATCGCTCTGATTGACCCGGCGCGCGTTGAGTTCGGGCCATACAAGGATGTCCCGCACCTGCTATGTCCAGTCGTCACCGACACGAACAAGGCCATTGCTACGCTTCAGGGTATCGCAGATGAGATGGATGCGCGGTACGAGAAGTTGGAAGCTGTCGGGGCCAAGACACTTGCAAGCTACAACGCCAAGGTTAACGAGAGGCTTCCCTACATCGTCGTCGTTGTCGACGAGGTTGCTGATCTTATGGCGAATATGAGGAAGCCGGCCGATCGAGATCGGATCGAGACAATCATCCAGCGTCTTGCGCAAGCGGCGCGCAAAGCCGGGATACACCTCATCCTTGCCACGCAGCGACCAAGCGTCAACGTCCTCGCCGGGGTGACTAAGGCCAACTTCCCATTCCGTGTCTGCTTTCAGATGGCAAACGAAATCGACTCCAGAACCATCATCGGGAAGAGCGGAGCGGAAGCCCTGCTTGGAAAGGGAGACATGCTCTACCTTACCGGAGGCAAACTCACCCGCGCTCATGGCGCCTACGTCTCCGAGGAAGAGGTAGAGGACGCCGTGAAGGCGCTGAAGAGACTCGGCAAGCCGGACTACCAGGACTTCGACGTGGAGGGCGATGAGACAGAGACACCCCGTCGCGGCAAGCGTCTCTCCGACGCAAGGGAGCGTGTGAGACACCAGATCGACCTCCTGCGAGGAGAGTGGACGTCCACGGATCTGATCATGCGTGTGAGGAAGGTAACGGGAGCATCCGAGAGCATCATCAAGCAGGAGATGAGAGACCACCCTCGCGTCAGGATGGACCGCGTTTCAAACCGGAACAACGTCCCTCATAAGGTGACGATACGATGAGCACGTCCCGACACAAAGACACCTCACGTGGCCGCGGTCGCCGGTATAACGTGATTTCCCCACGTGATCGGCAAAAACGCACGTTTTGCTGGCCTTTTTGCCCAATTAGGCCGGTTTTTCGCCGGTATACCTGCGGCTGCGCCGACGCAATACCTGCGAACCAAAGAGCGTGGACAGCTAGTCTCAAGACACCTTGCGCGACAGCTACTCTCAAAGGACAGAGACCATGAACTCTCAACGCTTGATAGCTGGAGGTCTCGCGACAGCTTGCGTGGCCCCTTCGGCTCTCTGCAATGTCCTCCCTCACATAGAGACTATCTCCAATGCGAGAGATGCCGGCGTGGCTGTCTTCTTCCTCATGTCCGTCTTGGTGATGGCTGCTCTACCTTTCGCGGTAAAGAGACTCGCGGACCCTCTGCACCAAGGGACGTGCTTTGTGGTCGGCGCTGTCCTCCTTATCCTCAACTTCGCGAACGCCTTGGACAGTGGCGAGGTGATCCAGGCGTATCTCACCGGCTCGGCCAGAGAGAAGCTGACGCGCGCGGATGGACTGAGGACAGAGATCACCAGGCTTGAGACAGCACAGAAGATGATCGCCGCGCACGTCGTCACCAGCGATGAGACCGTGACGACGAAGGCCGCTGACTTGCGCAGCGCGGAGACATCACGGGACGCCGAGTGTCGCAGGGGACGAGGGCCGAACTGTCTCTCTCTCGGGAAGCAGGCTACCGACGCCAAGGTGGCTCTCGATAAGGCCACACGAGACAGAGACCTCACCCGCGAGGAGTCCTCGACCAAGGATGCTATCGCAAAAACGCGGCAAGCTCTCGCGGACCTCGGGCCCCTGCCGAAAGACGTCGACCCGACCGCGGCGAAGCTCATCCGCATCATGGCCGTGGTGTCGCCCGTGACGCCCTATGCCAACGAGACAGTCTCGGAGTGGCGCAAGATCGGCTTCGCACTTGGCGTCGAACTCCTGGCCTTCAGCGGCCCCATGATCATCCTGGCCCTGTTCGGTGTCTCTCTGGCGAGAAAGGACACCTTGCCCGTTGTCACTCAAACTGTCACTCATCCGTCTCCTGTCACTCATGAGACACCGAAGGACACCCCGGCGCCGAAGAAGACGCCTCCGAAGACACCTCCGAAGAGGACACCCAAGACAGACACAGAGACAGGTGACGTGGGGGACTGGCTTAAGGAGAGGACAGTCAAGACACCCGGCGAAAAGCTCCAATGCGCGAAGGCCCATGAGTCCTATATCGGATGGTGCAAGGGGAAGAAGGTGGGACACCTAAACCTAACTCTCTTCGGCAACGCCATGAGGGACACCCACAAGATCGATCGCATCGAGGAGAACGGCCGGCGGCACTATCGCGGGATCGCTCTCAAGCACGCCGATCTGAAAGTTGTTGTCGGCTGAGCGACAACCAACGCTTTACAGGAAGGAACCTAAGATGACACTCCGCGATTGGCAAATGTACGCCTTGGGTATGGCCTGCGCTAACGTGCCCGCTCTCTTGTTTGGGCCGCGTACGCAGGTTGATCATGAACTCAGCACCATCCTTTTCACCGTCGCCTTCTTCGTAATTGGTGCCATCCGAAAGGCATAAGAAAAGCCGGGAAACGACTTGACATGGGAGATAGGAAATAGCACATTCTGAAGGTCGGAACACGGTGGGCGGCTGATGCCTACGTTTCAAAAAGGCCACGGATCAACGATTCGCTGGCCTTTTTCTTTGCCGCCATTGAGAAACAGAAAAGCCGGGAACCCCTGTTGGAGATTCCCGGCTTCGTTTTGGTGACTGACTGCGAGATTGGCCGGGTATGAAAGACCCCCAGCTAAAGCTGGCCGCGAAGCCGAACCGGATCTGCGCTCTGCTCTCGGGCTGTGCCGCCCTACCCACACGATGACGCCACCATCTTCACCGCCGGAAACACCGGCTACGCGGTCTACTCGAACCCTCCGAGGAGGGGATTAGTTTCCTGGGTGCAGCCCCGAATTGTTTCCAACCCGGCAGATCAGCCAGATTAGCGCAACACCTTAACGCCTCGCATCCACCCAGAAACTCGTTGCGGCATCGCCGCGAAACTGTTGGCGGGATCTCACCGCCGCTCGCCTTATTCACGCCTCGTCGTTCGAACAATCAGCTGGTGTAAACCCTCATAATTACGACTTAGAGCTAGGCCGGCGATGGCCCCAAGTTCCGGTGGCACTACATGACCGTTCTCCGTTAAAAACCTCTCTGGTTTTGTCAACCCGCAAGCGAGACGGAGCCCGGCGCTAAACTTTCCGAACTCCGCCTCTTTCTGCGTTTTCGGGCAGGGGTATTTGTTGCACGGAAGGAGGGTTATGTCAACTGTTGGTTCACAGATTCCGCAGCATTTTGTCAACTGCGGCGATGCGAGTCCCGATCCAGCGAACGACGGGAACGGGGAACGAGTTACCGAGTTGCTTATACCTTGGACCGTCCGCCGCGTAGCGCGTCCACGTCCCATCCTCGTTGCGGTCGTATTGGTCCGGGTATTTGTCGTAATGCTTCGATCGGGGTTTGCTGGCGTAGATACGAGTGGGGATGCGCGTATAATTATCAGGCACGCCCATTAAGCGCTCGCACTCGACGGGAACGAGGCGCCGAACTCCACACGGTCCTTGCACAGCAGGATAACCCTGGCCTGGTTTACCCCCGCCGACTTTCAGGCTTCCCGCTGTATCGTTGACCGTGAGCTCTCCACGTTGGTTCTCATGGAACGCCACATAACTCCTGCTCGACCCGCCAGAAGCCGCCCGCAGCGCACCCGCCGTGTCGCCTTCCATTTCAGGCATTGCGCCGCCTTCCCGGCCACGCAAGGCAAAAGCAACCGCCAACTGTCCGCCTGCATTCGCATGGCTTTCGGTGTGGTTCATGGCGCGCATGGCGGGCGCTATGTCAGACTGCGCATCGTTCCTGTGGTCTTTGCACGAGAACGCAATCAGCGTCTCCGTCTCAAAATCCATCCGCCCGCTGCCGCCCTTGGCGTTTATCGCCGTCGAGACGGCGATAGGGCCTGATGTGTTGTTACCGCCGAATGCGACCGGCACAAGCGGCGTCCCGCGCCCCGTGCCATCCTCGCTCGCGTCGAAGCCATCGGCACGGGGCGCGTGCGTGACCTCGATCAATCCTCCATCGAGATCGAAGTCCGTCCCGAGTCCGCCACCGCCTGAAGTGCATGCGCTAATTGTGGGGGCAAGGTCTTTCCGCGATTGTCGGCTCGGCGGAGGATTCCAGAGCAAGCTTTCCCGCTCAAGTAATATCGGGCCGAAATCACTCCAGTCGGCTCCAAAATATCCGACAAAGAACACACGCTCGCGCCGTTGCGCCAGGTGCCAGAACTGCGCGTCCAACTCTGCCCATTCGAGGCGCCCTCTTGCGCTGGCTGCAATACCGGAGTTTGGCCACCCGCCTCGCGGTACGTCAAAGGTGAGCCCAAGTGTTTCACCAACCACCGTTGCAAAGTCTCGTCCACCGTGGCTGCTGAAGAGTCCTGGGACGTTTTCTGCGACGAGCCATCGAGGATTTGCTGCTCGAATAAGTCTGATTGCCTCGAAGAAAAGGCCAGAGCGCGTGCTCGTGCCGTTGACATCCTTGAACCCCTTTCTCTTGCCGGCGATGCTCACGTCCTGGCACGGCCAGCCCGCAACCACGACATCGATGCGCCCGAGCGTCTTGATCTGCTCATCGGTGATTTTGCTGACATCGCCCAAGTTCGGCACACCGGGCCAGCGATACGCCAGCAGTTCGCACGCAGCACGATCCGTCTCGGCAAAGGCGACTGGTTCCCAGCCTAGCGGATGAAATGCGCAGGATGCGGCTTCGATGCCGCTGAAGAGGCTTATATATCTCATCCCTTATTCGTATACCAAAGGTGCCGAAACCGTCAAACACAAGTTGACACCTATCCCGTATTTCCCGTAAACTACCCGATAGCAAAGGAGGCACAATGGCCAAAACCCCCTCTATCGAAGTTCCTGACATCAACAACTTCAGCAAGCAGATCGACGCCTGGCGCGCGACGCAGAGCCCGATCCCGCCTAGAGCCACGGCTATCAGAGCGCTGGCCCTTGTCGGCATTGCATTTTGGGAAGAAGGTAAACCAACACTTGTCACTAGTGGAACCACTGTTTCACACGAAACCCGCATGAAACGCCAATAGGTCAGCACCATGCAACACACACAAGAAAGCAAAGGCGTCACTTACTGGCTCGGCCAGGACTTCCCCTCTGATGACACCGTTCGAGGCTGGAAGGACAAGGTTGCAGCCGTCTACCACGTTCGGTGGATCATCACGCGCATTGAGCGGACGCTTGCCGCTGTCCGATCCCGCAGGGACACCAACAGTTGGCTCTATGACCTCAATCAATTGCTGGTCCTTTCCGCTGCTCTGAAGCGCAAGAAGGCGCTGCTCCACGAACTCACAGCGAAGCATTGAGGACCGTCATGACCGAAACAATCATCCCGACTGTTGATGAAGTCCTCTCCACAATGGAAGAGGAACTTTACAAGGCCCGGTGCATCGTGCTGACGAACACCAACAACGCACCGACGGTATTTCGCGTTGATGCGATCGCTTCGTTCGTGTGTGCGGTGAACACACTTAGCGGCAGCGTCAAAACATGGGTCAGAACCGGAACCCAGGACGACGAGTACGGCGTTCTTGAGTCCGTCCCCGAGATCCTGTCTCGCATCGCTCGCGTTGAGAAGGACCGGCTATGAACCGCCCCAACACCGACCACCCAGACTGGCACCGCGGACTCCCCGATTTCGTCGAGGAGAATAACGCTTTCAAGCGCGATGCGATCTTCGCCGCCGTTCTCATACTCAGCTTTGTTGTTGGCGCCTACGTCGCGCTGCATTTTTAGGAGAATTGCCCATGTCATTGACGCTTGTTGAAACCGAATCCACCTCGACAGAGGTTGCGCTCTACCCTACCGACGTCGCCTCTCACGTCCAGGCGAACCCGACGAAGTTCCTTCAGGATGAAAAGCTGCGGGAACACTGCTATGCCGCGCTCGAACACGCCCTCAAGACCTTCGAACCGGACCTGTCCACCGACAAGAGCCGCAAGGCTATCGCAACATTCGCCCGAAAGTTCATCACGATCAAGACTTCGGTGGATGCAGCCGGCAAGGAACTCACCGAAGAGGCCCGTGCGTCCATCGATGCCGTGAACAAGCTTCGCAAGGAGGCGAAGGAAAAGCTCGACGACATGGCGGCGCGAGCCCGCGAACCTCTCACGCAATGGGAGATCGAAGAAGCGGAGCGCAAACGGCAGCACGCCGAGACTCTTACCTTCCTTCGGGATGTGGTCATCATCTATGAGTCCACGACTGCGCAGGAGGTCTTAGAGCGCATTGAGCGTCTACAGGAAGTCCCCGAGACTCCCGCTTTCGTCGACGCCAAGGCCGCAGCCCTTGAGACGCTGACAGCCGCGCACGATCGCATCCTCAAGCAAGAGGCCGAGCGCGCCGAGCTTGAGGCTTTACGCGCGGAGAAAGCGAAGCGCGAGGCCGAGGAGGAGGCCAGGAAGCGCGAGGAAGCCAAGCGTCTTGCGGACGAACAACGCACCAAGGAAGCTGAGGAGCGCCGCCAGCGCGAGGCTGCAGCGGCAGAAGAACGCCGGCTGCGCGAGGCCGAGGAGGAGGAAGCGCGCCGCCAGCACGCCGCCAAAGCCCTTGAGGAGCGCATCGAGCAGGAACGCAAGGCAGCGGCGGCGAAGGCCATTGAGGACGAACGGCGCCGGGTAGAAGACGCCGAACGCGACCGGATCGCCGCGGAACAGAAAGCCGCAGCCGAGGAAGAGAAGCGGGCGCAGAATAAGCGGCACCGCGCACAGGTCGAGAAGCGGGCAATTGGATCTCTGCTCTCTGCCGTGCCAATCCTCGATCAGGTCGCAGCCAAGGCCGTCATCGACGCGATTGCGCGCGGTGAGGTCGAATTCACCAGCATCCAGTATTGAGGACACCATGACAAAGACGCCAAAATGGATGAAGGGCCCTTACGAAGTCGCCAAAAGAGGCACATACCCAGCCGACGAAGGCTTTAAGGTTATCGCCCCCGAACAAATCAACTCCAAGGGAAAGCCATACCGTCTTTACGCGGCTCAATTCATCCCAAGCGAAGCAGAAGCCCATCTGTTTGCCGCCGCGCCAGAGCTTTACGAGGCGCTGTACAACCTTGTGCGGCAAGTCAGGAGCTATACACCTCCTGAGAATGTCGGGCTAAACGTGCATGATGCTGTTTTCGCCGGCACTCGAGCGCTCGCCAAGGCGCGCGGAACCGTTACGGAAGCGGTTCGTAACGATTTAGCCGTTACAGAGGACGCATCATGAAGGAAATCACCCCGTCTGCGTTCCGCTGCGGATTCACCGCCCAATGCCCCGGCGTCATCAAGCTCGATGATGGAACATACGGATACCGGAACGCCGAGATATGGCCGACTGGACGCAAGGGACCGAATGACAGGATCGTTTCAATCTCGGAGCGGGATCTTGAGATGATCGCCGCTGCTATTGCGGAGGACAAAGCCAATGGCTGAATTTTACAATCAGCACGGATTTATCCGCCAAGGCGATTGGGTCACGTTCGAACCGCTTCCTGAGTGGAAGGGCGAGACTGCCGGCGTCTTCCGGCACGACGGAGAGCGGTTTTATGTAGAAACGATAAATTCTGGTAAAGCTCCGCTTGACCAAATCAGGCTTGAAACGCTGAAAAAGTCGTAATTCGTAAACTAGCGGTTGCCAAATCAGATAAAGGCCCTTACAGTTCTTAGAACTAAGGGCCTTTTTATTTGAGGATCGGGCAATGCCAACTCTACATTCGCAAGAGTTCGCGTTCAATTCGTTAACAACCATTAACGATTACACGCGCGAAGATGCGTTCGAGGACGGCGTACTTGTGGATGTTGCGGACGTTGCTCGGGAAGCGGGATTCAGAGCGCCGATAGCCCTTTCAGAGGCCGCTTGGCGGGACTGTGTGGCTTGGGACAGCCAGGACAACGCCAGGAAGGGACTTGGGGACAGCGAGGATGATCGGCTTTGGGATGTGCTTCAGGCCGCTGCGGAAGCCGTAAAGCTGGCGCACCATCGGCGGCACTACGGGACCACGATACTTGCCTCAGTCTGGCGCGTGCCTCGTCCCGGGGTGTGGCGCGCGGCGAAGCAGGTTGATCTGAAGGTCGAGATGGGCTTCGAGGCTGGTGAGATGGTCGGGACGATCTATCTGGCGAGCGAGGAATGAACGAAAAAAAGGCCCCGAAGGGCCAGTCTAGGGAGGTAAACACTCAGCAAGAGGCCAGAGCGAAGTTTTCCTCGGAAGGGGGCGACCACGCTCTGACAAGCTCAAGATAGCAGTTCGAGCACTGATGTCAACCGCCGCTACACCAAATCAATCGCGATTTCTCAAGTCTTTGTGGAGTTCGATCACCACCGCCAAAAGTTCGATCTTCTCAGTTTGCGACGAGAATCGCGGATACCCCTCTTTGAGAGGCACGATCTCATAGATCGGCTCTCCGCCAGGGCCTAAACCGATGACAACACACCGACCGAAGACGTTGACGCCCTTGGCGGTTAGCCGCGCGACCATCATCTTTCCCGGATGCGGCTCTTTCGCGGGCTCAGTTACGCAGACGTCGCCTGGAAGGTACTCCGGGGCGTTCGCTAGGTTGGGGACACGGAAGCCATCAGTTTCATCGCTGGCCGCTGCTAATGTTCGTTTGTGGAATAATGGGGCCTGTTTTTTGTGAAATGATTCAAGCGCAAACACCGGAATTAAAACTCCCTGAATACCCTCGGCGTCTGGAGCGTAGCGTTGTCCCGTCAAGAGCCAGAGGAAATCAACCCGCAGGATATCAGCAATTTCGCTGATTGTTTCCAGATCGGGAACTGAGTTTCGTTCTCGACCATAGGGCTGCTCCCACCTAGCTACGGCTTGCCTACTCTTTCCGCCAACGAATATTCCCAATTGTTCGCGTGACATCTTGGCACACTCCCTTGATTCCTTTATTCTTCGGGGAAGTCCCGCGAAATCGTACCTCATACTCAGTTCCCCTTTTTTGGGAGGTGCAGCGACACCGCTGGTTGACACGATGTCATCTCTTAAGTACCCTGTCACGCATGAGCAAAGTATGCGCACCAGAGCAAAGCCTTGTCACCGGCTACAATCGGCTGATTGAAGTCGCCGGCTCCTGTCCGCTCGTCGCGAAAGATCGCGGCTTGAGCCGTGCAGCAGTGAATAAATGGCGCAAGAAGGGCATCCCACTTGAAGCCGTTCCCGCGCTCGAGGAGCGCTATTCCATCCCACGTTGGGAACTGCGCCCAGACCATTATCGGAATCCCTTCGATGAGATCGAGCGGTGGAGAGGGTGGTTCAAGGATCATCTCGAAACCGTGGCCTAACCCTCCCCATTGGGGGGGGGCGTGAATTATTAGTATCCAGATTTATCATGGAGTCCCGAGTCTGTAGCGATTCTGTCCCGAATTGACGCATTATGCGTTTGCGTTAGTGGTTTGAATCTTGACCGTTGTCAACCCGTGGTTATCGGGCTTTTGTGTCATGCGTGTGTACAACCCCCGCACACAAGGTCGCACGCCATGAAGAGGGTGGACACCCCCTGGACAGACTCCGAGCGTGAACTCGTGTTCCAGTTTCGTATGAACGGGGAATCCGCCGCCATCATCGCCGAACGGTTCGGACGGAAGCCGGATGGCCAATTGGTTCGCACGCGCAATTCCATCCTCTCTCTGATCCATCGCAAAATGCCCGGGGTGGCTCCGTCGAAACTCCGAAAACCGTCATCGATGCGCGTACCGCCGCGCCAACGGAACTCCGCCGCCGTAGCCCATGTTACGGCTAAGGCGCAAGTACGGGAAATACCTACTGCGCCCGTCAAGCAGCCCGCCCCAGCCACGAAACCGCCGGTGGTCACATCCTTGCCCGAATCGTCTATGGTGGGCACAGGTGGAGTGCGTTTTATGGATCTTGGGCCGAATGAGTGCCGATGGCCGGTCGGCGCGGTTGCAGGGGAGCACACGTTTTGCGGATGTGCGCAGTTCAAGGGCGTTCCCGGGAACCCTAATTTCGGGCGGTCGCAATATTGCCTCGGGCACTATCGGCGGAGCATCCAACCTGACTGGCTGAAGAAATTTGAGACGGCGCTATCGCTGGCGGAGCGGCGCCGATGATGTGAAAGATGGGAAGCGAAGAATGGTAAGCTGGGATGTGGTGCGCCGCGCTCCGATTAGTTCTCTCGGAGCCGCGGTTATTGGCGTTGCGTCAATCGTGATCGTCTGGCAATCAAGCATGTCCCGAGCCGGAACCGACTGGTCCGCGGGCGTCATCGTCGCCGCAATCTCGGCCGTCGCGGTCCTCTACTCGATGACATGTCTCAGTCACGCGAAGCGCTTTGAGCGTGAGAACCGGCAGACCGTCCGGCGCATCTTCCTTTGCGGTCTGATCGTTTCCGAATTGTTCATCCAGCTTTCGGAGATCGCATGGCTCAACGGACACTTCATGGTCTCGGAAACCCGCAGCCAGGTTGAGCAAGCCCGCGTCACAAGCGAGATCTCCATCATCGAAAAGGCGCAGCGGACGCTCGACACCCTCAAGAAGAAGACATTCCGCGGCGAGGATGAGATCAACGGTGCCATCGACTCCGAGCTCGTGCGCGCGATCGACCTCGGACACGGATCGTCCTCGACCTTGGCGAGGCTCACGACCGACTGCACCGACAAGCGCTCGACCTATGCGACGCAATGCGGCGAGGTGTTCAAGCTTCGACAGGAACTTGCGGAGAGCCGGAAGGCAAAGACGGACTTCGAGCAAGCCAAGATCGAAATCAGCACGCACGTCGTTGACGCCAGCCAAGTCACGGCCCCGGCTAATGCCGGCGCGCTGTTCCTATCTACGCTGTTCGGAATGCCCCAGGATTGGGGGACCGGCATCTTCATCGGGATCTGCGTGATCTTCGTGGCCTGCCTGCGGATCGGCATCGGACCCGTACTGCTCGACCCCATCGAGGAGAGGCGCGAGGATTCCCACGACGTCATGGCCGCGATCAGGCTGGCGCCGACCGGACCCGCGAACGACACGAAGCCCGTCGAGATGGAACCCGACACACCCAAGATCGAGGCGCTACCAAAAAAAACGAAGCTGGCCGAGCCCAGCAGGGCCGCAGGCGTCCTTTCTGAGGTTGCCGCTACGATGGCGCGGAAAAATGGAAACGGGCTCCCTGGGCTTCCTACGGGCTCTATAGAGGGTTTCTATTCGGAATGCACGAGGCCGAGCGATGGCGGCAAGCATACGACCGGCGTCTACTATCGAACCTACCGGCAATGGTGCGAGCGGAAGGGGCTTGCGCCCGTCTCGCTGCCGGTCTTCACCGAGGAAAGCAAAAACAAGCGCCTCGTCAGGAAACTCGCAAAGCCCGTTGCTGGGCGCGTCGTCTACGAAGGCCGCACGATCCTGCCGCGTCTGCTGGCCGGCGGGCTGGACGCGGCGATTGCGGTTGCCTAGTTTTTAACCAGAGGAGTACGAGCATGGCCGATAGAGGAAAGATCGCCTACGAAGCCTACGCGGCGAAGATCGAGGAAGAGACTGCCTGGGAAGACCTTCCCGGCGTCGCCCAGGAGGCATGGAACGCAGCCGCAGAAGCCGTGCTCGATGCAGAAGATGAAGCTGACGACGACGACGATGAAACCGCCGCCGAAGACGTGACCGGATCTCCCGTGTAGCCCAAAAGGCACGGCATAGAAATTACGTCGAGGGGATGAAATAGGGCGGATTTCGCCCTATTTTTTCGACTGCGATCTGCGCTAAAATGAAAAAGACCGCTGACGGGAGCGGTCTTGATCAAATCACGTCGGGGACGAGTCTTAAATTTCAGTTCCCCTCAAACCCGTCATGTGGTAAACCGTGAGTTGTCATCTGGTCTACCTAGCGTTCCGCGGCGATCTCGCAAATCTCCGCTCACTTACTCAAGTCCCCGGTACAGCACACCGAAAGACGCACACGCATGTTGGGTCATATCGAAAACGAAAGTTCCAACGCATGATAAGTACCCCATTTCCACGCTATTCACAAGCGGTTTTCGTTAACACTCCCATTGCTTTTGCACGCCCGCTGTGTCAACCGGCGGTTCACGGGAAGACGATTCGGGGTGGCAGATGAGCGGCGGCGTCACCTTCATCAAGTTTTACCCTTCAGACTGGCGATCCGGCACGGTCAACATTCTCGATTTGATGGAAGAGGGACTATATTGCCGGTGCTGCATGTATAGCTACGATACCGGGGAAGCTCTTCCGCTTAACGATATGGTTGCGTCCCGAATCCTCGGCCTAAACCACAATCAATATCGCGCTGTCATGGCGCGCTTGGTTGCCAAGGGCAAGATGATGAAAACGAACTCGGGCATCATCAACGCGCGCGTTCGCGACGAACTGGCGAAGTGGTGGGACGAGAAGGAAGCCAGAACCGCCGCAGCAAGGCAGCGCGAAGAACAAAAGCGCCAGCGTCGCAACGCGATCCTGGACCTTCTTCCTGGCGATCAATATGGAGCACCCCCCCAGTGGACCCCCCCAGTGGACCCCCCCAGTGGACCCC